TGATTATATTAATATGATATAATCACGCAATTATCAATTTTTTATAAATGAGGAATGTATCTAAATGTATCGTTTTCATACATTGTTACTTGAAATACATCATTGTAACCCTGCACATATATATTATCACCATTCGACATATCATCACAACCATATTCTCTCGAACAACTTTTTCCATTGACACTTATGGGCAGTTTGGTGTTTACACTACCTGTATTTGAAATGGCATAATATTCAAATTTATCCCTACCTGTCACGCTTCTTCTTCCCATTAGTGGTAAAATAAGATTGTTTCCACTTAGCGTTGTCAATATACCCATTTGTTGAAATTCTTGTTCCACACCTCGCGTAGATACATTTACTGGAATTCCTCGAACATCAGAAGAATCACGCGGATGATAATAACCATTTTGTTTTAGCGGAGGACTATATGGATCATTAAAAGGATCGTGTCTTGCAGAAATAGAAGCAAGTGGGTTCATCGTTGCGGGTGCATTAAAAATATGAAATTTATTGTTGTTTGCTAAAAGAGTAGGTTTAATTAAATATAAATATACGAAATATATTACAATCCCCAATACAACTAAAATAGATACAAGTGTTACATTTTCAAGACATATTACTCCCGGAGGACATTTTTTCGGCATATATATTTAAACATATATATTAAAAGTCATATTTTACAGGTGGCAATCCTATGTTTTTAGGTACTGATCTACGAACCGCATTTGGGTCTTTCACATCAGGCCAGTTGCCCATCTCTTGTCCGTGTTTTTTAGCAACCATTTCTGCCCATTTCATTTTTATACCCGACGCGTTGGCAATTCGTTCATTAAAATTATAATCTACCTTTTTTGCGGTTTCTTTCAATACCCCCTTTTTTAATCGAATACATGTAAAACACCGTTCTCTCACATTTTTAGGCCAATATATTATGTGAAAACCAAATAAACTATAGGTATATCCATTCAACATTTCTAACCCTTTTATCGACCGTTCTTCTAACCAAAACAAATCTAATCCTAAAAATGTCTTTAATGACCACATAACTAACCATATAGGTAAATAAAAAATGCGTAATGCGATCTCAACGACATAAAATATAAAACAAAAATACAGGTTTTTTATAAACTTGATTGTGCACATAATGTAAGTTCTCAATAGTTCACCCGTAGCTGCAAATAGATATCCGATTCCTTTGAACCCAGAATTAATACTATCTGTTAATGTTTTGATTTCTCCTGCCAAACCATCTTGAAATATCACTTCTATGCTTGCAAATAAATTTTTAAAACGATTAGGAACAGATTTATTAAATGTAATAACAATATTTTCAAAGTCCTTAATTAATTTTTCAATGCCCTTGAACGGTTTTTGTAATTCCTTTTGAACATCTTTTAATCCACTTGTAGTGTTTTTTGTAGATTCTTTTACGGCTTTATCAGTTGCATCCAATGATTTGGTTAAACCTTTCTTTAATTCTTCAGTTGCCTTATTTAATGTGCCTTTAATTCCATCCAATACTTTATTTATTTCTTTTAAAACACCATCAAATTGTCCCATATAATCTTATAATATCAATATAAATTAATATTATTAAATGAAACTAAATTATTTTACATCCTTTGCTCTTTTGACATTCGGATAAGCACCCACTTCCTGGAAATGTTTAGAACTTTTTTGCATTAGTTTTATTCCTTGTTGCATAAAACCAGGTAACTTTTTAGTAAACACTTCATCGACTTGCGCAGCTTTTGTCGAGACTGTATCTGTTTTCAACCTCACACATACAAAACACTTTTCTCGAATTGGTTTTGGCCAATACATAAAATGATATCCCGTATATTTATACATTAAATAACTCATATCATATAACCCCTGAAATGCTTGTCTTTCTCTTTCATATAGATCAACACCGAAGACCGCATAAGCTATATATAACATTATTCGAACAGGCAAATATAATATTTGTAAAAATAATTCCACCAAATAATAAAAAAAACATCCCCAAATATTATTAAGCATTTTCACAATACATACTAAATAGGTAAACATAAATTCTCCTATATATTGAAACAATTCACCTATTTGGTTAAATCCAAGTCCTATTCCTTTTCCTATACCTTCGATTGTAAGCCCCAGTCCATAAAATACACTACCAACGCCAACGAAAACATTCTCAAAACGACGATCAATCGTTTTAGAAAATTTCACCATATTAGAAAACTCTTTAATTACACCATCTATCCCCTTCGACGGGTCAAATCCTTTTTTCAAATCATCTGTTATTGCACTTTCAATATCTTGCACACTTTTTTTTAAAGCTTTTTCTACAACTTTTGTTGCATCCTTCAAAGCATCCCGTGTTTTATCTGTAAACTTCTTCACGCCATCAAATATTTTCTTAACTTCTTTGTCAATAGGATCTTTAATCAATTTGTTTAAATCTAACGACTTTAAAGCATCTCCGACAGTGCTAACTGCTTTTTTTGCTACAGTTGCCACCTTTTTTGCCACCTTTTTTGTCGCCGTTGTCGCTTTTTTTGTCACATTTGTTGCCTTTTTTGCAATTTTCTTTAAAATTTTTTTGCCTTTTTTTCCTTTTTTTCCTTCTTTAAAGGGCTCCTTCGTATTTATATTGTTCTTTACATTTTGTGGACTATCTTTCATTTTTAATTATATCTAAAATAGGCAAATATAATTATCTATAGAATTAATTTAATTTCTTCTTATATCCTTCAAACTTTTCTACAAAGTTTTCGGCTTTTGATAATAAAGGGTCGATTTCTTTCATGTTATTCATAATATTTCTTTGTAATTCTTCAAATTCAACCATGTCTTTTTTAAGATCATTGTAAAGCTCTTTCTTTTCTTCTTTTTTTGCTGTTTCTACTTGTTCTTCATCTTCATCATTCACTTCCCCCTCAGCTGCATCTGCTAACACCTTTTCTATGTCGTCTATATTCTCATCATTATCGAGTTCTACACCTTCGTCTTCCATAGTTTCAAGCCCCTCGTAAAACATTTTCTTATGAAGCACATATTTAATCAAATTAGCAAATGCTAAAGCAACAAGTAAAATAATAATCATATTCTTACTAAAAAATGACATTAATAACGCAATAATAATAAATACAAACACTGATTGATAATCCTTTACATATCCAAAAAATAAAATATTCATTATTGACAGTAGCGATAAAAAGTATAATAACACTTTACTTTGAATTACATTCTTAAATATTTTGCCTCCCTTCACCATTTTTGTCGAAAGTTTGCTCGAAAGTTTCATTATAACATATAAAAGGAAATTATTTTAAACTTCATCCTCTAATTCATCGTAATATAAATAACCGTGGTCTTTTTCAGAACTATAAATTTCTAATACTTCTTTCACTACCTCTTCACGCTCAATGTCTTTTTTCTCAAAAGTTATATTTGTTATACTGGAAGATCGTTTTCCTTTAAATTTATCTAAAAAATCCTCCAAACCGTTTAGTTCGTTTTTTCTGTCATGTTGTTCTAAATCTCCCGTAATAATTAAACGACTATTTTCTCCTAATCTTGTTAAAAGCATTTTCATTTGAGATACTGTACAATTTTGCATTTCATCTGCTATTATCCAAGCATTTTTAAATGTTCTACCTCTCATATATCCCAACGGTGATATTTCGATTACTTTATCCTCGAGTAATTGTGTTACTTCTTTCGGACTAATAAAACGATATAATATATCATATATAGGACGCACCCACGGCGCCATTTTTTCTTCCAACGTTCCAGGCAGATAACCCAAATCTTCATCTACCGCGACCGATGGACGAGTAAAAATTATTTTTTCAAAAGTATTCATTAACATATTTTTAACACCAAATTCTGTTGCAAATAATGTTTTTCCTGTTCCCGCAGGACCCGTTGCTACAATAATCTTCTTTTGTTTCATTTTTAACATTTTTACATATTCGGTTTGACTACTGTTTTTAGGTTCTGTAAAACTTTCGTCTAACCTTTTCTTTTCGTTATGCGACAAGTGATGAAAATTCTCAAATAATTTTTTATTTTTTTGAAATGAAATCTCATTTTCTATTTCTTCATAATTTTGATAATATATTTCCTTTTCGTTCATTTTTTTACTCTTTCTACCTCGTCTTTTTTCATTTTTAGTGTATCCAATATTATCATTAAACGGAATGGCTAAATTATTGGATTCTTCACTTGTCATAATTTAACATATACGACTATTATATTTTGACAAAACAAATACTTTATACATATTTTTAATAATATTATTGAATATATCACTATTCTGCTGCGTATATATTAATAAATTATGTTTAACGAATTACAATTATTTTATTAAAAGGTATTAAAATCTAAAGGGTATATTATTTAGGACCCTCGATGTGTGAACCTTCAAATATCGAACCAATTCTTCAACCAGACGATAACCGCTATGTAATGTTTCCCATTGAACACGATGATGTATGGCAAATGTATAAAAAACAAGTTGATTGTTTTTGGAGAGCCGAAGAAGTCGACTTATCGAAAGATTTAAAAGACTGGGATAAGTTAAATACTGATGAACAAAAATTTATTAAAATGGTTCTTGCATTTTTTGCTGCGTCTGATGGAGTTGTATTAGAAAATTTGGCGGTGCGCTTTATGGGCGATGTTCAAGTTTCTGAAGTAAGAGCATTTTATGGGTTTCAGGTTGCTATGGAAAATATTCACTCAGAAATGTATAGTTTACTCATTGATACTTATATACAAGATAGTGCTGAAAAAAAAATGCTGTTTGAAGCTACACAAAACTATCCCTGTATTGCAAAAAAGGCCAACTGGGCCAAGAAATGGTTAAACGATAATAGGAGTAGTTTCGGAGCCAGGCTCGTTGCATTTGCAGCGATTGAAGGCATTTTCTTTTCTTCTTCATTTGCTTCTATTTATTGGATTAAAAAACGTGGACTTATGCCCGGACTCACTTTTTCGAATGAGTTGATTTCAAGAGACGAAGCTCTACACACAGAATTTGCCGTTCTATTATACACTAAACTTCAAAAAAAACTCAACAAAAAAAGGATTTATGAAATTATTCAAGAAGCTGTTGAAATTGAAAAAGAATTTATTACCGAGTCTATTCCTTGTAGAATGATTGGTATGAATTCCAAACTTATGTGTCAATATATTGAATTTGTTGCGGATCGCCTGGTTGTCCAACTCGGTTATGATAAAATTTATAATTCTACAAATCCATTCGATTTTATGGAACTAATCAGTATTGAATCTAAAGTTAATTTCTTTGAGCGCACCAATGCAGAATACGCATTGGCCAATAAAACAGTTGACGGCGATGTGTTTGATTTTAATGCTGACTTTTAAACATTTTGGCGGAAGTGTGCTACTATTCAGAATATTTAAATCTTATGTTATTCCAGTACCCTTTTTCTTGTTTTCCGTATTTTTCATTCATTAATGCGTGCAAAGTATCTTTAGTGCATCTAATTTCTTTGTTCGTTTCATTATAATAACAATTTGATACATAAGATTCTACTTCTTTCTTATGTATTCGTGATCCTATTCTTTTCTCGAAATATACATTTACTATTTCTTTCAATATCTCATTTGGATTTGGATTTGAATTTGGATTTGTGTTATCGTCCATTGTTCTATTAATTATTTTCGTTTATTGGTTTGAATCATATCAATTTTTTACAAACTTACTATATTAGATTATTCATCATTGGATATTGATTGAACCTTCATCATTCTTTGACTGTGTTACTTTACTATCTGCTACCTCATCGACCCTATCTTTTTTTTCTCCTTCCAAATTATCATATATATTCAGGGTTCTTGCACTTGAATCTGTAGCATTTATATATTTTGGCATCCAAAAATAAGGAATCACCTTCCCATTCCCTTTATAATAACTTTCAAATGTTTTTCTATAATAATATTCTTCTGCTGTAGATGGTAACAAATACTCATTCACTTTACTCATCGTTTTATCACAATAACACGCGATAGTATACTTGGTATCCGGATTCATTGGTATTTCTGAATGAATCTCCATTTCATTATTTAAAAAAGATTCGTAACAATACTCTTTCATAATCGCATACAAGGAACGATTGGTTTGAGATACTCCATCACTAAATGCCTCCTTTTTCCTATACAAAATGTCAGTAGGCAATAATTGTTTATCGAATATTGTATACTCTTTACTAAATGCAGTTCTAATCAAGTGTTTTCCCATTTTCTTTCCCATATTATTCCATCTCATTTCTGGAGGCAACGATAAATAATATAATGTAAATGTTCTATCTAAAAATGGAGTTCGTGGTTCTAAACCGTGTGATGATATACATCTATCTGAACGCAATACATCAAAATGATGAATATTTTTTAGCAATCTCTTACATTCCTTATCAAATTCCATACAATCTGGCGCCATGGAACAATATAAATATCCGCCCATTAACTCATCTGCGCCGTCTCCATTGAAAATTACTTTCGCTTCACTATGTTCAGAAATATATTTCCCGATTAACCAATTTCCAATACTTGCACGCACTGTCGTTGTATCATAACTTTCAATATCTTTTATTACATCTTTTACATGATTGAAAAAATCCTCTTCTTCTAATATTATTTCTGTGTGCGTCGTTCCCAAATAATCCGCCACTATTTTGGCATTTTTTAAATCATCCGACTCTTTCACCCCTATACTGTATGTTTCTAATTTCGGTAACCCATTTATCTTATGATATTCATTCACAAGACTCGCCACCAAACTACTATCTAATCCACCTGACAATAAACACGCGATAGGCCTTTCTGATGTTTCACAACGTTTATATACTGCATCTCTAAAACAATATCGTAACTGTTTCATAATCGTTTCGTGTGAAGTTACAACTGCATAATTTGGGGCAGGAAAAGAGAAATATGACACATTTTGCTTTTCTGGTATCCAACTACAAACTGGTTGTAATACTACACTATATTCAGAATACGTTCCCGGCGTAAATTGCTCTATACTATATTTGTTCTTTTTTGAATTTACTCTTTTATGTATATTTGTTAATGATTTCATTTCACTACTGAAACCATATATATAATCTTTTTCTTGCAATACATTTTTTAACACAGGCATTTCCGATACTTTCCCTCGCTTTTTTTTTAGAATAAACAGTGGTCTTACGCCATATGGATCTCTTGCTACATAAACCTTACCCTCGTTTAGTCTACCATCTAATAAAACAAATGAATATACACCATCTAACATTTGAAGAGTATATTCAATGCCGTATTTTTTGTACATATGAATAATAATTTCACAGTCCGAGTCTGTTTTCATTTCATTGTCTATATCTAGCATTTTACTCAATTTTTTATAATTATATATTTCCCCGTTGCAAATTAACGAAATATTATTTATAGTAATCGGCTGGTTTGATACCGTATTTAATCCATTAATAGCAAGTCGGTGAAATCCGAACATACACTTTAACATAATATTTTTTAATATAGAATTTTCGGGACCTCGATGTTTGCCTTTCTCGAAATCTTCCTCTATAATCGTGTTTGTAAACTGTCCATTGTAGTTTAATAGACAAAATATTCCACACATTGTATCTATTTATAGATAAATCTTTAAGTTTTTTTATAGTTGTATTCCATAGGAATATGTTTCAATTTCTTGATAACACACCCTCTCCTGAGAAAAATGACAAACTCGACAAAAAATCCAAAAACGCCAAGACTGAAGATAATTTTAGCAACAATAAAGAAAAGAAAACTAACAATGTAACGCTTGAAGGATTTAGCCTTTTATCTAAGTCTTTGGGTGGCGCCGAATTTTCAACCAACAAAGTCGAAGGTTTTGATATTGAATCCTCAACAGAGACTGTAAAAGATGGTATTAATAGTCTTGTTGCTCTTTTACCCAAACAAAAAGAAGGTATGTCCAATCTTAAGAAAAAAAGAGAAGGATTTGCAAATATTCTCAGCAAGAGAGAGGGAATGGAAGATAAGGAAAAAGAAGAAGCATTAACAAGCTTTTTAAATAACAAAGAAAACGAAGAAAACGAAGAAAACGAAGAAAACGAAGAAAACGAAGAAAACGATAAAGAAAATAAGGACATTGAAGGAATGGTTACTATGAATATGGACAAAAATACGCAAGTATTTGCTGGTGGCCTTACCGTAGTTGCTCTTCTCCTCGTATTTAAGTTTATGCAAGGTAACAGATAATTTAAAATCACATCCCCACAATTATGTGATTTTAAAACAAAAAATTGATATTAGTTCCGTTATTATTATTGTAGTTAAAAATATATATTCGATGAACGAAAATGGATTAGATCAATTCTACACAAATACAGATACATCACTCAAATGTTATAATAAATTACAACAAATAATAGATATTCACACATTTGACATACTTTTAGAACCCAGTGCTGGAACCGGTTCATTCTTTAATATTATGGACGATGGTAAAAAAATTGGTATTGATATTGATCCAAAAGACAAAGGAATTCTTAAAATGGATTTCTTTGATTATAAACCTATAAGTAATAAAAAATATCTGGTTCTCGGAAATCCACCCTTTGGAAAAATATCTTCTATAGCAGTTAAATTCTTTAATAAAAGTGCTGAATTTGCTGACTGTATTGCTTTTATTATACCAAGAACATTTAAAAGAGTAAGCATTCAAAATAAACTGGATCTACATTTTAAATTAATTTATAATGAAGACATTCCGGTTATTCCTTGTTGTTTTACTCCAAAAATGAATGCGAAGTGTTGTTTCCAAATATGGGTAAGAACAAATGACAAAAGAGATATAATAGAATATGATAAAGAACACCCGGATTTTACATTCGTTAAACACGGCCCGAAAGATACAAGCGGGCAACCGACCCCGCCTGAAAATTGCGATTTTGCACTAAAAGCGTATGGATCGAATTGTGGCGAAATAATAGACACGGATTTACGAACACTGCGACCTAAAAGTTGGCATTGGATTAATTCTAATATTGATCTTGCTACACTAAAAAATAGATTTAGACAATTAGATTATTCTATTTCAACAGATACAGTAAGACAGGACAGTCTTGGACAGCAAGAATTAATACATTTATACAAATTGCAATTTTATTAGAAATTCTCTTTCTTATAGTCTACTTCATAGGTAAGTAATTTTTTCCACAACTCATCACTTTTGGTATTTTCTTTTGAATTTGGGTTACATCTCAACGCATACTCACAACCACGCCCTTTCATATTATCCTTTGTAATTGCACCTAATATATCTGTTGTTCCGTGAGCATATCCACCATAATCAACCACAATCTTATACAATTCTGATGACGGGATCTTCATTATATGTGCTTTACCAAGAGAATTATTCCCTTTATCATACATATTATATGCAACAAATATGTAAAAATCAACCATATGATCTGGGCGTATTTGAACAAAATTTAATTTCGATTTTTTTGCGTGTATAGAGACTTTTATTTCATAATTGTTGTCGTTTTTCATACCGTCGCCGCTTGTTTCATTCTGCGCCGGCCCTATTTCAAGATGTTCCTTTATAATCATTTCAATATTTTTTAATGATTGGGGATTTAAATAAGAACGCGCCATTATGCACATACCAAGTAACGATGTTTGACTCCTTATTTTTTCTAAAAGTTTATCGTTTTTGTCGTTTTCTTTTATTTTCATTTCACTCACCATTGTTTCCAATTCATCTACATTGGGCGGGAAATCCAATGCATTCGTGTCAATACGATTCATCAATGGTTCACATACCATCGGTCCAGGAGCAAGATCATTCATCAAAATTTCTATCGAATTCATCGTGTTTTCAAGTTCATTCATCGTGGTTTCAATTTCATTCATCGTGGTTTCAATTTCATTCATATTGTAAAAGTATAGCATTTATTTCAATTTTTTAGTGTTAGCATATTCAGCAAATAATAAATTATAATTTTATTTTATAATTTATAAAGCATCTATACAGCAAATCGCTTATATATCTCTAAGGCCACCAACCCACCAAATACCTGAGCTACAATATAGGGAACAAGTTCTGTTGTGGAAATTTTACCAGCACCCGCCATTACTATAGAAACAGCAGGGTTAATATGTCCTCCAGATATGTTAGATGCCAACAAAATGACAAGAGCAAGCGCAGCACCAATTGCTAAAGGATTACCAGTTGCCAAAATGACATAAACAAATACAAGGGTTCCCAAAAATTCGACTAAATACTTTTGCATATTTATAAACTACTACTACAAAAAAATTATAATACTGGTCTGTTACTTGGATTTGCTGCTATTTTGGGCGAAGGAACATATCCTCCATTACGAACTCTTTTTAATGCAGTATCTTGTTCATTTCTATTATTATTACTCGTAAATGACATTGCATCTTTAGAAGAATTTAAACTTCCTACACCAACTGCATTCGCTTTTCTTCTTGACATTACAGACGACGCATCTCTATTTCCGCTGTATTTTTTTTGTAAATTTTCACTTACAGTGTTTGCAGTTATCTGGTTCGTTTGAAAGTAATTCCGTCTATTCATTGCAAATGAATTTTCATTTGAACTGGTTGAATCTTTTAATGGCATCGGCGCTACGCCACTCATCTGATTATTTTGAATATTTTTAAGCATACGATACATTTATAAAGTACTTATATACTTTATAAATAGAATATGTTTATCCTAAATTATTTTACATCATCGTAATTTCTTACTACTGCTCTTTGTTTCTTATAGCGAATGTAATCTGAAGAATCAGCTACAAATTTGACATTCGTCGAGGCTGCCTCTACTCCCGAACCATCGCAATTTGATAATATAGATCCCATACGACCTGCTAACCCCGGTTTCGCCGACTTTAATTGATTAGGACCATCACAAATATAGTCTTTACGACTTAGAAAATCGCCTGAATTATTTACTGCACGGAATGGAGTCACTACGCGACTGTTACCATTAATTACACCTACAGCGTTTTCGTTATTCCAAGCACTTCTTAATAATTTTCTGGTCATCGCATCTCCACTATCTGTTTTTTTTGCATTTGTTTGTCTATTTGAAAGAACTACCATTTATATATACTATAAATATATTTATGTTATACCTAAATATAAAAAATATATACTTACTTTAAAAATGGATAACGAAGGTTCTAATACAAATCTGGAAGATAACACGATAACTCTGAAGAATGAGGTTTCTAATAAAAGAGTAGAAGATATTACTCTTGAAATGTTTATGAACAAAAAAACTCTTCATAAAATAAGATCAAACCAATTAGGTGAGACTATTATGTTTGATTTAGATTTAGAAACATACAAACAAGACATTGAAGATATGTTTTTACAATTAATGAATGACCCAAAAACAAACACTCATCCTGATGTCAAAGAACAATTTATTAACTTTTGTAAAGTTACTATTATACAAATTCAAACCAAAGAAGTGCTTAATGCAACTCCTCATTTAGATGAAGATCGCACCACTACTACGAAATCTATTTCTTCCGAACCGTTTCAGTCCTTCTGGGGTAAAGAAATTGTTACCAAAAAATCATAAATAAAATATACTTCTATTATAGATGAAACATACAAATAAAACCAGCAAAAATACAAAAACAAATTGTAGCCCTATGATGAAAAAAACCAGAAAGAATACTTGTTATGATAAGAATTCGTTATTGCTTATTAAAAAAGAATTCAATAACAATCGAAATCATACACATAACCAAATTACTACAAACAATCCGAATCACATTATAAAAGAACTGAAACAAAAAATAAAACATTGCAGTAAAGAGGATTGTTGGTTATCTGAAATCAAAGATCTTTCCTTACGAAAAAAAACGAATGATTATTTATTTGCACCCAAGCAACCTTCTACCTGGAAAAATGACCCCAACTATTGGTTAAGTAATTTTGATATTCTTGATGTCCTCCAACAATACGAAAAAGCTTATCCTAATTTTAAATTTATAGGACCTACCCCTATCGATTTTGACTCCAAACCCTATTTATTAGACAACTCTTGCGTTTGGAAAGATCTGTGTAACATACAATTAAAAGATTATATACATAATAAGATCGATAAAATTGGAATTATATTTAATTTAGATAAACACGACCAATCGGGATCCCATTGGGTTTCCATGTTCATTAATCTAAAACAAAAATTTATTTATTATTTCGACAGTGCTGTAAATCCTATACCTCCTGAAATTATTGCTTTAAAAAACAAACTTTTAGAACAAGCAGCAAATTTGCATCTTAAATTAACCTATCACGATAACTTTCCTATTATGCACCAATATGAAAATAGTGAATGTGGAATGTATTCTCTTTTTATGATTATTACTATGTTAACCGAAAAAGTTGAAAAGAAAGCACTTAAAAGTAAAAAACAAAAAATAAACTTTTTAACAAAAAGAATTCCTGATAATTATGTTTTTGGATATAGAGATATTTATTTTAATAAATAATTTCTCGTTATATGTAAATGGATATTGTATTTGATTCACCACTTGATACTTATATTGACAATCAAAATGTTGTATTAACGGACAAAGTAGAAAATATGTTAAAACAAATTAATAGCAAAACAGAAAGAAGAAAAGTTATTGCTACTATTATTTATACAGTTACAAAGGATAAAAAATATATGAATACACAGAAAAATCTTATTTTTACAAGCCTTAACGATATTCTTGATAAGGTTGATATAATTAAAGATGCCGAAAGAAAGAAATTACAAGCAATAACAGAAGAAGAAGATGATGAGGAAAAACGCAGTGGGAAAATGAATATTAAAATATCCACTATTCTTTCTCCTACAAAAAATTCAAAAGGAACTTTAATTCGAAATATAAATATGAAATTATCAGGACCTCCCCCACACAGTGATATTGACGCAGCAAATACTTATTTAGAAGATATAACAAAATACTATAATATCCTTATGGAAAAAGACGCGAACAAACGTGTACAAGCATATAATAATTTACACGCGGATCAAACCGATCAAGTCATAGATATTATCCCTGCTAATTACAATATTGGTAATTTGGAAAAAACGCCAGATAACGCAACAACCAAGGGGGGCAGACGAAAATATAAACATACAAAATCAATTAAGAAAAAATCAAAAAGTAAAGGTCGTAAAGACAAAATCAAAAAGAAAATACACAAGACATTAAAGAAAAAATCAAAATAAATATATAAATAGTATGGATGTTATATATTTATTATGAGTTTACTTGTGCATAAGGAAAATCAAGAATTATTATGGACAATTGCAAATAAAAATAAAGCGGTTACTATGTTTTTTCAATATATACCTCAACAAGATAGATACACATGGTTCCAACAAATTATTGGTGAATTTTACAATAAATATAAAACTCAACAAATAGGTTCTCAAGACCTTCGATCTATAAACAGAGAAATATTAACATTTATGATTGAAAATGCCAGCTCCTATACAAGTCAATATAGTACCCCCCCGGAAACAAGTAACGAGAACTTAGAAGATACATATAAAAAAGAAAGCAAAAAAGATGATTATATGTCTGAATTTGAAAAAAGGCAACACGCATACGAGAACATGAACCAAAAAGAACAACCTAAAGAGGTGAAGTTTAGCATTGATTTAGATCCAAATAACGAAAGTATGGAAAATTTGATTAAAAAACAACAAGAAGAACGAAATATAGATCTACAAATGTTCCCAACGTCTCGAAACACTAAAAAACTAAAACTATTATCAGAAATTAAAATAGATGCGAAAGACGTAGTTGTATTAGATAGCTTATTAGATGATCGAAAAATACAAATCGAGAACCTTTTTATGCAACAAGAAGAACTAATCTCATATAAACAACACATTTCATATCTTTTAAAAGAAGTAGAAGACATTAAAAAAATACTTAAAAATAAATCAGAGTAATTCTATTATGGAATTGTTGAAAAACACGTTATTCATTAATTTGGAATCAAGAAAAGATCGATTGGAACACGTTACCGCACAATTTGAACAACTCGGAATTACCGCAGAACGGGTAAATGCACGAAAAATGGACAACGGTGCTATCGGGTGCACGCTTAGTCATATCGAATGTTTAAACATTGCTAAAAAAAGAAATTATGAATATGTTTTTATTTGCGAAGATGATATTACCTTCTTGCAACCAGAACTGTTAAAACAAAATTTAGAAAAATTTCAACAAAACTGTGACTTTGTTTGGAATATGATTATTATTGGCGGAAACAATGTCCCTCCTTATCAAAAACTTGCTGACTATTATATTCGCATATTCCAATGCCAAACCACTACTGGATACATTGTTCATCAAAATTATTATGATACACTTATTACGAATTTTAAAGAAAGTGCACAAAACCTTATGCAAACAGGTAATAAAAAGTTATATGCCCTTGATATTTATTGGAAGAGATTACAAATGCAAGACTATTGGTATATGATTATCCCTCCAACCGTTACACAATACGAAAGCTATAGTGATATTGAAAATAAAATGGTGAAATATGACGATCTAATGCTCGATTTAGACAAACAATGGTTAATGGATAGAATCCGTTTGCAAAAAATGCAACTCTAATTTGTTAATTTCAAAAATTGCGACAAAATAGTCTTATTTTTCTCTTGATACGATATATTTTGTATATTTGAAGTATGTTGCTTTTCAAGAATTTTACCCTTATGAATTGATTGTTGATTTTGTAATAGTTTTTCCGCATTTGTCTTTTCCATCGGCGTATAACCGACACCCCGCTCTTGTCTCAACGATTCTACAGAACTATGTATGTGTCTATTGTGTATGTCAGCCTCTTTCACAGAAAATATGGTTTCGTCCTTATGCACTTTTCGTAAATCATCAAATTTTAATTTACTAAAAGGATCACTACACGCATATTCGTCATTATCTTCATCATATAAATTATTACCTCCCCTACTTTGCATTTCTTGCACACCTCTGTATTTTACTAAATCTTGTTGTTGATTTTTTATATTCTCAAATACTTGTCCCATGTTTCCTTGGTTCACAGTTTCATCCACTTGTATTTGCGATTCGTCGTTCTTAAAAAATTCATATTTAGAATAATCCTTTTTCGTAACCATATTATCATCAAATAATTTATTAAACTTACTATTAAAATCCACAGAAGACATACTCGTTATTTCTTTTGATATTCGTTTTTTATGTTCTTCGTTCAAATCGTTTTTCGGAACATATTCTCGTTTCTCAATTCCAACATTCACATTTTGTTTTGTTTGATCTTTACAGAAATGCAATATAGTATCAAACGCCTCTTTATAAAACATAAAATACTCATTTGGTAATTTAGATTTATCCGGGTGTATACGAACCAACTTCTTCTTTGCCATCTTTAAGTCTTCCATTGTAATATTATAATCTAAATCAAACAACTCTAACAATTCTTTGAAAGAATACATTCGTATATCTAAATTATGGTTTTCCATTCTATACTTAAAACACATACACTTTTTTATATATTTTTACAATTAAAGTGCAAATCATTTAAATATAATTAAATAGTATACCTAAATGAACGAAATCGAATCTCAACAAGATTTTAAAAATCTACTTGCGTCTAACCCTGGAACAATTGTAGTTAAGCTTGGAGCAGAATGGTGTGGCCCGTGCAAAACAATTGAAAAAGAAGTCCACTCATTTTTCAACAATGCCCCTGCTAACATGAAGACACTGGAACTGGATGTGGACAATAGCTTTGATATTTATGCAGCTCTTAAACGAAAAAAAATCGTAACTGCCATTCCTGCACTTTTGCTTTATAAAAAAAACAATCGTGAATTAATTCCAGACGATGTCCTTATTGGCGCAGATAAAGACCAACTACAACAATTTTTTAATCGCTGTTTACAATATTAAATTATCAAATACTGACGGAATGGCCGGTGAATAACCATTATCAAAATACTTTATTCCGTATACAGATTTTGATAATTCAATGGTTTCGTTTGTCAATATTGCGTTATTATTCAACGCGGTCATCAATTTATTCACATTCGACGAGTGATTCAACATATGACTGAAGTTGTTTTTATTATATATGAAATCATACAATCCACTATGATATCCAAACCACTCGTAATAACTATTTTTGAATTTAGTATCATCAAGAACTGGTATTAGTTTTTGTTTTATTAATTCCAGAGTATTTATTTCCATCGTATTTGGGGAATTTGAGAATTTTATATAATTACAAAACATAAACTGATCGTCATTCATATATACAAATATATCTGCAAGCATTTTAATAAATGTTTGCAAATGAATAATCGTATCATCTTCGATCTTGAAATTAATAAGGAATATCTTATTAATTCCAGTTGTAAACTCTCGCATTGCAGAACGATGTTGATTTAACTCAGTCCCCTTAAACGTATCAATAATAAATATGATATTCAATTTCTCTTTATAAGAAGATCTACAATATTCGGGGACCATTTGGTAATATGCGTTTGATTTTACACACTTCCCTTCTACATACATCTCATCCCTATTTAATTTACTACCTAATGATATGTACACAAACCCAACCTTGTCTGGATCGATTTGTTGAACATAATGTAACATTGTATACAAGTCATCTCTCGAATTATTCGCGTGTTTCATTTAATAGTTTTAATATTACACATATTAAAATTATTTTAATTATCAATTTTTCTTCGTCGCTTCTTACTTTTCCTATGCCGTCTCTTTCTATTGTGCCCATTTTTTTTTGTTTCTCCTCCTGCCTGTCTTCCTATCCCTAAACTATTTAAAACACCTTCTTGTTGTACATCTTGGACCGGAGGTGTGTTTTGTTGAGTTGGATTTGGTTGATTACTAAATGGATTTGATAAACTAATTAACGGCTTATTTTCCGACGGAGACTCCTGCGCTGGTTCTGCAATTACCACCGAAGGCACCTCTTCTTTTGTATTAGTTACATATTCTCCGGGTTGTGTTTCTTCTACAATAGGCTCTTTATCCATTATAACAGGTTCTCCCCCGATATCTGTAAATGTTGCATAAGCTAAAGTTCCTGCAGTTACTGTTATAAAAAAATATGCAATTAAAGGTATTGGCGCTTGGTTCATTACTTATACTATACACATATTTTTATTGTCGAATTATATCTTCAACCTTTGTAAAATACTTTGCTTTATCGGACGACACCACCTACATTTTCTATTCAATTCAGAACAATGATTACATAACATAGGAAATAAATAATTATATTCGGGAGTTGCCGCTTGAAAATTATGAGCATATCCCTCTATCACATTTTTGAAACAGTTTACACACTTCTTTTTATACGGCGAACAAGGAGTAATATCTGTTGTAAATATTTTTCTATGACATTCACACACATATTTACTTCTCATCAAGAATTAATATTATTTCAGTAACTAATATTACTCAGTATTATTTATTCCTTTTCAATCATTATATTTTTCATTATATTTTTGGCAATTTTCTCTGTATCCTTATTGAAATCATCATTGCTTTCAGGACCAAGAGAATTTAATGTTAATTCGGTTAACAATTTATTTTCCTGCGTACCCATCTGTAAACTATTGGGGTTTTCTTCACACCAATGTGCCAACTGCTGCGAATTTTTATTACTAATTGTTTCTATCGCAGATTTTAACTTCACTTTACTTTCATCTTTTGTCCATTTATCATCGTCTTTGATATACACTACTTCCCGCTTTTTATCTGTGCAATGAAACGGACGTTCTGTTATATCTATATCCTGTAATGCATTCAACACGATTCGAGTTATTCCATTCACGTGTCCTAATCTTCCTGTTTCTTCCAGATCTTTTAACTGTAATCGTAATGTATCTATGAATTCATTAATATTTAATGCATCCTTACAGGTTGTATTTAAAAACAAATTCAAATTAAAATTATTTACTGTATTATTATTTGAATTATGTATGTTATTTACCGTATTATTCGAATTATTCGAATTATTTATGTTATTTACCGTATTTCCTATTTTTCCATTATTGACGGCACTCATTAAGTCATGGTGTTGATACAGAATCGTGTTAATTAACTCTTTATCTATATTATTGACTTGGACGGTCGTGCTACAAGTTTGTTTATGTCTCCACAGACCCGATCTTGAGTGAAGATTTTTTTTACAATTTTTACATTCATATTTTTCTACATTTTCGGATGTTGCGGATTGTTGCGGATTGTTGCGGTTTGGCAACAATATATTTTCGTCAGAAGTTACATTACAAATTTTGGAATGTCTCCACAATCCGCTTCGTGATATATATGTTTTATTGCATTTTATACAACTATTTGGGGTTTTTGTGTTGCGACCTGTTGCCAAATTGTGTTTTGCAGTCAAACAGTGCCGGTTATAGTCCTTCTGGTTGCTTGATTGAAAGTCACAATCGATGCATACTAATTGTTTGGGGTTTTTTGTGGTAAAATCTGTTGCCATTTCTTATAATATAGCAACATATTTTACCCCTAAATCATTTTAACAAAAATACATCAAAAAATGCGTCAGTAACAAACCAAAATAATATTTTGGGGTTTTACTGCATATTCAGGCAAACCCTAAAAAACACAAAAACACAAAAAAACTTTTATAAAAAAAAAATATTTTTTTTTGAAAATGGACATTTATAAATGTCCATTTTTGAAAATTCATCATGGAGTTTTATACGTTTTTTTATTTTTTTTTATAAATATACTTTTTATAACTATACTTTTTACTATTAAAATCTTGGATACTCCCAATCATCGAGCAAACCACCATTTAGAATATTAACAAATTGTGTGTCATCTGTAATACTATTCAACAACTTCTCTTTTTCTAATATAGAAATATTGGATGTCAATTGTTGTAATATAGTATACTTTACAAATTGTGTTTGTATTTGTGTTAGTTCGCGCGCTTCTTCTAAGTTATCATATGTAAAACGCCAGTCAAACCCCTCTTGTCGAATTGAATATTTATCTATATGTTGTCCTACATTCATTGCTGAATGTAGTAAAAAAGGCGTTTTGTTCTGAGCATATACAATAAACAATACGTACAGACTGTTCATCATTCTCTTTATCAAATTGTATATCAGATATAATAAAAAACATATAGATCTTTTTATTATATTGTAAGAATGTATTTACATAAGTCCAAGCTGTCTCTTAAGTGCTCGATTCTTTTCAGTCCACTCATTTTTAAGCTGTTCATCGACTTGAACACCAAAATGGCTCTCATACTCGCCCGGACCATTATAAAACAGAGTTTGTCCATTTCCATAAATTCCGTTATATGAAACCTTAAAATAAAGACCTTCGCGAACTGAACCAACACGATCTTCTCTATATTGAATCCCGGTGGTCGCGTCTCTAATAATAGCACCTGGAATTGCACACGATGCATAAAATTCGGTTTTCTTATCACCTGATTTGGTAAGAATAACGTTGTATGCTGGATCCATCTTCTTCATCTCGTCGATTGCTCTCTTGATTTTTGTTCTGCGGTTTGATACAGAAATCTGGTCTGTGGATTCGATTGACATATTATCGCCCTTACCACCTACTTCAATCCAACCATAATCGCCATCATAAGTTTCTGAATTATCATACAAAGATGAGATCTCGGTTTCATCATATGGGTCAGATGATTCAATATTGAATGTTTCGGGAGCAGTTTGCATCATAATAGACATAATACTTGTATACATTAGCTACTGTATTAATTCTATATCAATTTTTTTAAATATAAAATGTTTTCACATAAAAATGTTTTCACTATATATATTATATACCACGCATAAATGTTAATTCAAAATATAGAATTACGAAAATATTTAATTGAGAATTTTATGGATAAAACACCGAAAATACATCATCAACTTCCAGTTTCCTTAACAAAAATTGATACGCAAGAATCAGAAGAATCAGAAGAATCAGAAGAACCTGAAGAATCAGAAGAATCAGAAGAATCAGAAGAACCTGAAGAATCAGAAGAATCAGAAGAATCTGAAGACAAAATGTATAAATATTTAGATGATGATATATTACCTAAAACTTTTTCATACGATAAAGAAGGAACATACAATCTACATTTATGCGCATTTAAATTTATCGATAATACTATTTATCCATTTTTAACATATTATATGATTAATAATGAAGAATTAGAGTTTCCGAAAGCTTATTTAGATTCCTCTAAATTTGATATAACCACTGAAGAAGACGAAAATAAAGAAATTAAAATAAAAGAGGACGACAATCGAAGACCTATTGATTCTATTATAGAAATGTTTTCAAAAATTGGCGGAAATCAAAAATTGAAGGAAGAGGAGGAAGAGAAGGAAGAGGAGGAAGAGAAGGAAGAGAAGGAAGAGGAGGAAGAGAAGGACGAAGAACAACGGTTGTTTGAAGAACAAGTATTTGAGTTCTTCAAGAGTGTAACTAAATACAAAGAAACTGATATAGATACCTTGTACCGAGGGTATTTGCAAGAAAACAACGATATGTTTTTATTTTTCGATTGTTCTCAAATAGATTTACCTAATTCATATGATCTGGATCTAAAGGCGACTAAAACGTATATGCCAGTGCTGATAGATGATATAATTAACAGTAAACCCGTGCTGAACGTTTCTATCCAAAGTGAGATAACCAACTTATTTCTGCAAAATAACTATTTAACACAAATCAAGGAGTTAGACAATACGGTAGTAGAGACACCTATACGCGTATTTTTGTGTGAAGAAGTAAATGAAGCATATAAAAATGTGTTTTATTCTGATAAAATACAAGAAATAACACTTATAACGAATAAGATAAATCATCCGGCGTTTGATTACATCTATGTGTTTACGGACGATCCTATAAGTGATGAAAATAAAGAACATATAAAATCATATGCGTTGTTTGCAAGAAACGATATTCCAGTTATTACAGAATCAAAAGAAGACTTGACATTGGTACAAGAACATTTAGACGAGTATGATGTGTTGTATTTTATGAAAGATGCAAATAAGTATTACGGTATTCGCACAAGTTCCTATTTTATGGAAATTTAATATTCATATATATTATATAATAGCTATGAGTAATGAAATTTTAGGCGAAGGAACATACGGATGTGTTATCAAACCAAGTTTAAAATGTAAAGGAAGTAAACAAATTGAATATAAAGGAAGAGTATCCAAAATTATGAACAAAAAAGATGCTATAGACGAAATGAAAGAGATGAATAAACTTAAAGATATAGACAATATTGAAAAATTCACTATTCGAACACCAATCAATTGCAAACCTGTGATAAACAACCAATTTCATACTATAGTAAGTCAATGCACATCAGATAGAGTAAATCAAACATATACCAAGAATCCTAACAATTTAGCCCAATTGTTAATAGACGACGGGGGGGTTGATCTAAGCAAATTTTCAAAAAACATTTATCCGAATCTTTCTTTGGACGATCAAAAAGTCTTCCTAACTTCATTTCTACATCTGTTTAAAGGCTTGAAATTTTTTTCAGATAATGATATTATTCATCAAGATATTAAATCCTTGAATATTGTGTATAATGTGTCAACTGGTAAGATTCGCTATATTGATTTTGGGTTAGCTATGTCTAAAAAAGAGTTTATTCAAAAATCTAAATTTAATAAGAACACATTTGCCCAATCTTGGTCTTATTATCCTCCTGAGTTTAGTTGTGCTAACTATAGTTCATTTGCACAGTCTAACCGATCGAAATGTAAGATGTTATACAGAGATTATGGTAGCGATAATGGACAATATAAAATGTTTATTAAAGATTTGGCGGATTCATTTGACAGTTATTGTTTAAGTCTTGCGCTAACCAATTTATTGAAAAGATTGTATCATTCCCCTGGTAATAAAATAAGTAAAGATTTTTTAAAACAACTAAACAGCTTAATGCAATCATACTGCGAATCCGATTTAACAATGAGAGAATACGATTTAGATACATTAATAAAACAATATGGGAAATTATTAAAAAATCACGATATTTATACAAAAGCAAAACCAAAGCCTACGCCAGAAATATTAGAAACCGCTAATAAATTATCCATTGAACTGAAAAAAGAGAACAAGCAAATTAGATGTCCACCGTCTATGCCCGATTTCAATCCTTTTACCAGAAAATGTGTGAAAAAATGCAAAGACGAGAAAGTTCGAAATGACAAGTTCCGATGCGTAAATAAAACCAAAAAGGCGACAAGTAATAAACCCGCAAAAAAATACGTTATATCTAAAGAGTTAGACAATCGAAAGAAAAAATGCGCAGAACTAAATAAAGATTTTAATCCAATTACAAGCAGATGCAATAAAAAATGTAAAGAAGAACAACAAAGAGATGAATTATTTAAATGTGTTCATAAACATTAGTTCCTTTTTATATTTTTCAATCCAACTAACAGGAAAATTATGTATTTCATAGGTAATTCTCCCATCTCCGTTACAATTTTGACAACAACCACAACAAGCCAAATTAGGACACATATAACTTTCTCTTGACAATTCTGATTTGACAATTTCGAGTTGTTCTGTTGAAAGCTTTACTACCCATTCTTTACGAAGAAAGGCTTCTTCGAAATTCTTAATAAAATACTCAGGGAAATGAGTTACAACATAATTTTGTTTTCCAGTATTACTAATATCCTGTAATGTATCTACAACGCATTTGTATTGTTCTCTGGTTAAACCAGCAAGCCAGACATTTTGTTGGGTCATTTCCATTGAATATTCAGTCATCGGATTAGTTGTAGTAAGTGTATCCATCATTTTATTATATAATAATAAAATAAAATAAAATCAATTTTTTAGAATGGAGTTATTTTACACATTTTCGTCTCCTGGAATATCGTCTACAACATAGGTTTCCAAGAACTTAGATATATGTTCTTCACTAATTTCTTCCTGTAGATTTTCTATGATCTCTTCGTGTAACGGTTTTCGGTCAAACATGTCATCAAACGCCTCGATATGCTTATCTATTTTGTCTTTAGAAATTTTATACATTTCATCAACTTGTTCTTGTAGTTTGGAAGATTCTATTTTCTTTGCCATATGTCGTTTTATTTTATCTTTTTCTAACAATGACTGCTTGGTTAGTTCGTCTTTATTTTCTTTCAATGTATTTTTAATTTCTTCTTCCTTTTCGCTTAATAATCGTCGTTGTTCTGCAATGATGGCCTCTTTTTCTTTTACAAGTTCTTCGCTGATTTCTTCTTCTATATTTTCTAATGCTAAATACCACTTGTGACGAGTTTCATTCACACTCACAATCGTATCACAAATATCAGGCTTTCTTAATTGTTCAAACCGTTTTCTTGCCGCGTCATCTTTTCCCTTAAAATTTGTCTTAAAATCTGCTACAATTTTGTCACTAATACTTGGAGAGGTTTCCATTAACCTGTCAAATTCATCTCTACAGTGTTTAATGAATGCTCCTGCGTCTAACCGTTCTTCTGGTTTTTTTGCTAATTCGATACGAATATTTCTTGCGAATTTATCCCAAGCAATAGAGGAAACTCTATGCGATTCGTTGAGCTCCGATATCTTTAAATATTGCTGGATGGTTGTTAAAATACCTATAAAAATATTTAATGAACCTACTGCCATAGGAACATATAGTTGTGTAGACTCCGGAAAACTGGATTGTGCAAAAGAAGCAGTTCCACTTATCGTAGACAATATAATGGCAGGAATAGTAAACCAAGCGTGAAGATTTGAAAAATTCTTATGAGCCCTCATATTTAACCACTTATAACATTGAGCAACATCACACCATTCTACCAGAATCTTTTCATTTTCAGGCGACCATTCTACTTTTGTCCTATTTAAATTATCGTCTCCCGTGGATATCTCTGATGTTACATCATTATTTTCGTTTTTATTCGGCGTTGCCATTATATATTATCTATTATAATTTTTAGTATATTTATACATTAATATGATAAAAATTGCACACAGAGGGTTATCTCATCATTATGTTGATAATTCTTTAGAAGCTTTTCAACAGGCAGTAGATAAAGAGTTTGATATGATTGAACTTGATATACAGCTTTGTTCTAACGATATAGTTGTATATCACGATACTTATTATTTATCTAAACTAATTCGGGACTATACAATAGAAGAATGTAAACAGCACCATATGTTATCTTTGGACGATTTTTTAGAACAGGTTGATAGTCATACCACAAAACTGTTTTTTGACTTAAAAGGCTCAATTGATATATGTGTTCCATTGATAGACAAATTACTAAAATATGATATTTGCTATAGCAATGTATACATATCAGCGTTTAATCGACATCATATTAAGATATTAAGAGAGTTTAGATTACCTATTCACCTCGGATTTACTACTTCAACCATATACACCATTGATGATCTCGAGTATTTAACAAAAGAGATTGACTTTATGTGTGTTCATTGGACAGTTTTGACCCACGAGTTAACTACATACTTACATAATAAACAGAAACTATTGTTTTCGTTTACTGCAAAAGAGTATTATCAATATTTATATATGAAAAAGTTTGATATTGATGGTATTGTTACTAATTTTGAAATATAATAAACGCTTGAATATACGGATACTCATTTGTCTAAAATAGCTTCATAGACATATTCTTTTTCGGTGGAACGGATGGTTCCTGTGTGTTATCTGCCGGTTTATCTGCTGGTTTATCTGCTGGTTTATCTGCTGGTTTATCTGCCGGTTTATCTGCTGGTTTATCTGCTGGTTTATCTGCTGGTTTATCTGCCGGTTTATCTGCTGGTTTATCTGTTGGTTCGGAGATAAGTTCTATAGAATTATTCAAAATAGTATCGTTACCTAAATCGTCGTTATCTGAATCATCGTTGTTTTTTTCATTAATGTCTTCTATTGAGAATGTATGATTCGTGCTTAAATTATCATCCATATCTTTTTCGAAGTAGGTAAGTTTTTCTAATAAAAATTTCCATTGAGCTTTTTGTGAAACATGAAAAAAAGATACATAATTAACATACAATTCTATTTGATCTGCCAACATTCTATTTTCGTGTTTCAATGTATTTAAGAAATTGGAAAGAGAGAACCCGACCTTGTGGTTTTCATAATAATGGTCAATTTGATCAGTGTTCTTGGTAAATTTGGTAGTGAGTTTTTTGACGGTTGCTAAAATAATATCGTGTATAGCAATCACATCGTTTAGCTTGTATTCAGCAAGAGTATCTAAATCTTTATATACAGGAAAAGCATTTTTTTGTAATTCATTTTCAGTATCGGCTTTTTCATTCTCTTGTAAATATTTGAGAATCACTTGATATAGCTTGTAATAATCACAGTAAACACGATTAAATATAAATTTCTTTTTCTCTTCAATGTGGTCTAAATCCATTTTGAACGATTTAAATTGATAATGACACGAATCTAAACAAAATAAAAATATCTTTTTGTTGTTGTTTTTGAGTGTATGTTTATATACCTCTTTTAACTCTATCAATTTTTTTTCAACGCTGATCTTTTTCTTCTGAAATTTTTTTATAATATCAATAATAGCATTAAAATTTTTGGATAGTTTTTGAACTGTATTAATATCTTCCATTATACAATAAAAAAAGATAATATAAAATCAAACACTTAATATATATATGGCTGGATTGCCTATCATCAATAACTATTCTATTTTAAACACTAAAGATTATTTAGAAAATGTACCCTGCAATGTTGACACGCACAATAGAGATAAGTATAATATAAATGATATTGATGTTTCTACTATTACGCGACCTGTATTAAAGCGACAGTCTGCGATGGGTTATGATAATCATACTGAATTATATGAGACTATAGAGATGTTAACATCGGAATGCGAGAAAAAAGATAATAAAATAAGACTACTTGAAGCAGAAATAAAAGATCTACAAAATTTGAAAAACAATTCAATAAAACAACAAGATTAAAAACAATATAAATATGGGTTTCCTTATACTACATATATATATGGAAAGCAAATTACCTGAAAATTTCAAAGGACTTATTGTAGACTTTACAAAAGATCTTACTAATACGTTCGATGACTATAGCTATTTATGGAATAAGTATTATGCAGAAGATGCACCCGAAGATATATTCGTGAGTTTGTTTGAATATAGCAAGACAGTATATCCGCAACGATTTTTTGATATTTTGTATCAAAACGAAGATATTTTCAAAGAAGATGCCGAGGAAAATACTCATTTTTTGCCGAATGTAAGTTTTAAATTGTTGTTTAGTTGTGAAGGAATCACTGAAAATACAAAAAAGGCGATTTGGAAGTATTTACAATTGGTATTATTTACAGTGGTGAACGAAGTAAAAGATAAATCAATGTTTGGAGATTGTGCAAATATGTTTGACGGCATAGACGAATCTGCATTACAAGACAAGTTACAAGAAACGATGGAGGGTATAGGAGAGTTTTTTGCCAAGATTGACGATAACGAGGATATCGATAAAGAAACCAAAGAAAAGATGGAAGAAACGAAGAATAATATAGATGAGATGATGGATGAAATGCCTGATTTGGAAAACATACGTAATAGTTTTGGAGGTAAGATGCCCAACTTGGAAAATTTGCAGGATAATCTGCGTAATATGTTCAATGGTAAAATAGGTTCTCTCGCCAAGGAGATGGCGGAAGAAATCGCCGATGATTTCAAAGATTTGGTGGATGAAAACGATGTTCAGAACCCCCAAGATGTAATCAAAAAGTTGATGCAAAATCCTTCCAAGATTTCTAATTTGATGAAGACTGTAGGTGCAAAATTAGATGATAAAATGAAGAGTGGTGATATTTCTAAAGAAGAGTTAATGAAAGAGGCGTCTGAGATGATGAATCAGATGAATGGAGAAGGAGAGATGGGGGATATGTTAAAAAACCTTATGAAAAATATGGGCGGCTTAGGTAAGAATATGAAGTTCGATACAAATAAAATGGATAGAATGACGAAACGCGAAAGCACTATTTCCAAGATGAAAGAAAAAGTAGACATAAAAAAAAGACAACAAGAAATAGAGTTGGAGAGAATTAAGTTGCAGCAACAGGAACAAATAAACCTTCAGAATGAGCTTCGTGCAAAATATAGTTTAGATGAAACAGGAGAGAATAACTTTGTTTTTAAACTGGATGGAGTAGATGCCGAAAAAACCTTTATTCATCCAGATTTATTGAAAGATATTGAAGAAGAAGAGAAGAATGCGACACAAAAGAAATCTCAGCCACAAAAGAAGGCAGTTAAGAAAAAGAAGAAGGGAAAAAAATAAAGAACTAATATATATGCTTTCAAAATATCTTGATGTCAAAATCTTTTTAGCAAGTCTTGCTTTTGGTCTATTCGCAGTATATATAACTGTTCCAGCAGAAAAAAAGATAATGGTATATCCAAGTCCGGATAATGTAGAAATCTTACAATACAAAGATAAAACGGGTACTTGTTTTTCTTTTCAACAAAAAGAGGTGCAATGTCCAAGGGATAGTTCTAAAATAGAAACATTAAAACCACAAGCTTAATATGTAGATATATAGTATAATGAATTTAGAAAGATTGATCAACTCAGAAACGGGAAAAATGGCAGTTTCAATAGTTTTAGGACTTGGACTGGCCACTTTATTTCGCCAGGCGTGTGACGATGAAAAATGTATTCGATTCAACGGGCCCATTATTGAAGATTTAGAAGAGAAAATTTATAAATATGATAATAAATGTTATAAGTATCAAATGAATTCCGGTAAATGTAAATCTATGAAAAAAACAGTAGACGTACACGATAATAAAGATTCGTAATAAATATACATTCTAAATGGTATTATAATGTATATTTTATGGAAGGAACAACCAGTATTGCAGAACTTCCAGCAAATGATGCGACAAATACAATGACACAACAAGATACTGGTGGCAATTATAACCCCATTAACGTTCATCCTAATCCTTACGGTATATCGGAAAAAAATGCAATTATGCCAAATCCAGAACAAACAATACAACCTCAAAAAACTCCTCAAGAGAATATTTATTTAGATAACAACCCTATGGGCGATATGCCTCAGCAACGATTACCGTCGAGAGATATTCCGATGGATACTACCAAATATGCACAGGACAATCAAGCACAACCAGATTATATTCCAAGACAAGAACATATGAAAGATTTTGTGAGAGAACACGAACATATGAATGTAGACAATGTTTTGAAACACGAACAAAAAAAATCAAGAATTGAAAAGATTGAGTCATTACTAAACGAGTTTCAGACCCCTGTATTAATTGCTATTTTATACTTTATTTTCCAAACTCCTTATTTGGATAAGATTGTGTTTAAAAAATTTTCTTTTCTGAATTTGACAAATATGGACGGTAATTTTAATATATATGGGTTGATAACGAAGAGTCTTTTGTTTGGGTTTAGTTATTATGCGTTTTACACAATTACTACTATGTTGAGTGAATTTTAACAATGAATGTATGGTATGACAAACAAAAAAAAGCTCCCTGGTCTCCTCCAAGTTATGTGTTTGGGATTATTTGGCCAATATTATATGCATAAGGCCTTCCCATTTTGCCCATTCGTAAAATGTTTGACAGTTATAACATATCTATATAATAAAAAATAGTTATATCTTTTATTATATTTTTAAATTAGTTGTCTCATTTTCTTTCTGGTCGCTGTATTATGGTGAACTTTTCACTTTTTCTTGAATAATCGGTCTAATATGTTGGTTGTTTTTTTGTTTGTAGTTCTCGAAGTTCTCGATTTGTTTTGTTTTGTTAATTTCTTCTTTGTCTTAGATTTGGATGGTGTCGACTCTTGCGATTTTAATATTTTTTCTTTCGAATTAATAATTTTATCGTCTTGTTTAAACGGCGAATAATTTAAGAACCACATCTCATACTCCGAGCTAAGTCTGTTATTTTTAAGTTCTCGAAATTTGTTTGCCTTTTCTGCCCGCATACTTTTCAAAGTGGGTTGAGACCCAATACAATCTAACGAATATCTTTTCATAATACCTGAATTGTCGAGTTTATTTTTTTCAAGTATTTTTGCTAAGAATGTTGCGGTACATAAAAGTTTATTGTTGTCATATTGTAGTAAATCTGAATAATAAAATGCCAAATAAAAGGATAGAATAGTATCAATCGTGGCTATATTTATTTGTTGATTCAAATAAGTAACTTTGTTGTAATTGTGACATGCAATGGGTTTATAAATAAACAGACAAGATTCTCCATTTATTTGGAGCTCAATGTGTGAAGGGATAAGTTCTCCAATAGCATTATATTCAATCTTTTTGACATTTGTAATCTGGTGTCGTTCAAGTTCTTCTTCAATAATCAGAGCAAGTTTTGTAGGATTTTCGTAGAGAACATCGAAATTAGGGCCTGTCATCGCTGTATTTTTTTTAGAAGGTTGGTCAAATTTAGAATATACTGTAGCTGCAAATCCACCAAAAAACACCGCCTGATTGTTAATAAGTGTATTTCTGATAATAGGATAATGTTGAGTATCGAGTTTCTTATCACTTTTCAAGGATTTACAGCGAGAATCTACTTTCATAGGAAAATGTTTATTCAATAAATTGAGGCGTTTTAATACCTTTTCCCAACGAGAAACGTCGCCTTTGGGTCTTGATAATTCTAAATACATAGCCATTCGCAAATAATCTGGAGGACAATAATGAATACCGGCAATTTTGATAGAATCTTTCAACATTTTATCGAATAGTCCAACGTGCATGAATGTGATATCAGCAACAGGAATATAATTGACATATACCTTAAATGTCCCCATATGAACACCTGCTTTTGCTTCTACATCATTATAACCACTTTCATAATAAATGTTGGCTAATTCTTTTGCGTCTTCAAGAGCATTGCTTGAGAAAAAATCGTAATCCGGAATTTCAACATCTTTCTTGTAGAATTGATCATATACTGGCAAAATATTGTTAATTGCTGTGCCGCCGTAGCAAATAAGTTTTTTATTAATAATAAACTGTTCTACAATATCCAACATTTTCATTACTTCTTCATTGCTTACTAATTCTTTGCCTTGAATGTTTTCAGTTTCATCTACCGCGTTCCTTAACAAGGCGAGTTCGCACTCCTCAAATGACATATCATTGTTGCAGTTTTTATTGTTAAACTTATTATTTTGTTTTTTCATATATAATAGAATTACATATAAATTAAGATTGTGTTTGTCTTTTTTGTAAATAGTAAACCATAGAACCCATAGGAACAATACCATGACTATTTTGATTAAAAATATCTTCGTAATCTTCTAATTCGTCATCGGCTGCATAGAATTTAGCTGGGAAAATCTGAACACCAAAATTGTGTATAATGTCAATAATATTAGTATTGTATTTCTCTTGATTGGGCATAACCATTTGTATTTTTTCTAAATCGGTTGTTAAATTATTATCATCAATCGCAATGAGTTTTTCAGAAGCATTCATTAACGAATTTATTGTAAATTGGTTTAATGCTTCGCTACCGCTTTCGATATTGATTAAACTTTCTAATAATTTACTATGTTCTTTGTACTCTCTGCGAATTGTTTTGTCCATAACTATAACAACTTTACCCATAATTTCATCTAACCGTGTTTGATTTGTAATATCGCCTTCATATTTTCGTGTAGTAAATACAGTTTGTATATTTTTAGCAACAGCATCATAGACATTTGTATCATTGGACTTAATTCTTAAATGAATAAAGAGAGGATCCTTGTTGTTGGGAGAAGTTTGCGAAAAGGCGTGAGATGAAGCAGAATTCAAAATGTCAATGAGTGCAACACTATTGTCAGTGTCAATACTGACATTCTTATAATCTGAAGACATTGCAACACGAGGACTAAAAACCTCGTCTTCTTTAATATAAAAAATTTCAAAATCTAAAAAGCGGCAACCACGAGACACTACTTCTTTTACCATTTCAGTGCTAACATAATTACCAGATATAGCACTATTTAAAGATGCTTTATAACAATAATCCTTTAACGGGAATTTAGTTGTTTTTTCAGGTAGATTGCGAATTCGCTGTTGATCTTTGGAAGCCTCTAATCTGGATTGGAGTCCAGCAAATTCTCTAAGTGCATCATTTGAATTTTCAAAAGACTCAATCTGTGTTATTCTATTATATTTATAAAAGCGATATGCTATGATAATAATCAACACAGCTATAATAGTTCCCAATAATAAAAATTTATGTTTAAACATTGTATATATATATTATTAAGTAATTAAATATAATAAAAGTATATATTTAATTTAAGCAAATGGCAGGAGGATTACTAAATATTGTATCAGTTGGTAATAATAATCAATTTTTAACAGGAAATCCTTGTAAAACATTTTTTAAAGTTACCTATTCTAAATATACCAATTTCGGATTACAGAAATTTAGACTGGATTATAGTGGATTAAGAGAACTTCGTTTGAAAGAATCGTCTGTATTTTCCTTCAAAATGAGTAGATATGCAGATTTATTGATGGATACTTATTTAGTAGTAAAATTACCTGATATATGGAGTCCAGTATGGCCACCTACAACAGAAACCACATTACGATGGGTTCCCTATGATTTCAAATGGATTGAAAACATAGGTTGTCAAATTATAGAGGAAATCGAAATAACATGTGGTTCAGTCGTATTGCAAAGATTTAGTGGTGAATATCTGGCTGCTATGATAGAACGAGATTTCTCAACAGAAAAGAAAAAATTATTTAATGAGATGTCGGGTAATATAAATGAGTGCAATGATCCTGCAAACGCGTTTGGGAGATCAAAGACTTATCCGTCAGCGCAATATACGAGTTCGGCGTTGGGTGCTGAACCATCGATCAGAGGAAGAAACATTTATGTGCCCATTAATACTTGGTTTACAATGAATAGTAAATGTGCATTTCCATTAGTAAGTTTGCAATATAACGAATTGCAAATTAAGGTGACATTGCGTCCAATACAAGATTTGTTTGTAGTAAGAGATCCGTATGATCCAGATAATAATTTTCCTTATGTGCGACCCGATTTTACACAAGATCGATTTCAAATGTATAGATTTTTACAAACACCCCCACGAACATTTATACAGCCAGACCAATATGAAAATAAAATATCCAACTGGGATGCAGATGTGCATTTGATTTCAACTTATTGTTTTTTGTCAGAAGAAGAAATACGCAAATTTACAATGCAGGACCAGGTGTATTTAATAAAAGATATATATCAATATACTTTTCAAAATATAACAGGAAGTAAGAGGCTAAAGGTGGAAACAAACGGTATGGTCTCCAGTTGGATGTGGTATATGCAACGTAATGATGTGAAATTCAGAAATCAATGGTCAAATTATTCGAATTGGCCTTATCATTATCTACCAATGAACATTACTCTGGCGGATATAACCATTCCCTCTGATGTAACAGCAGTTGATGTATCTTATGGACTGGGCATTCATCCAAATACAACAAGTGCTGTAAATAGTGGTATTGCTGTAACAGGAGACTTTCAGACAGTCAACAGAAAAGAAATTTTAGAAAGTTTCGGTATTTTATTAAACGGAGAATATCGTGAAAATATGTTTCATCGAGGGATTTATGATTATATAGAAAAATATACAAGAACGCCAGGATATGCAAAGGAAGGACTGTATTGTTATAATTTTTGTTTGAATACAGATGCGCAAGAGTATCAGCCAAGCGGGGCTATTAATATGAATAAATTCAAAAATATAGAATTAGAGGTAAATACTTATATACCCACTGTAGATGCATCAAATTCCAATTTAAATATTGTGTGTGATTTGTGTGGAAATGTAGTTGGTATTCGTAAAGCAAACTTTCAGTTATATGATTATAACTATAATTTGACACTTTTTGAAGAGAGGTACAATGTATTGTCGTTTATCGGTGGAAATTGTGGTATGATGTATTCAAGGTAATTGGGAAATATATTAAATTTATTATAAGTTAATATTATATTATAATAAGTAATGAAAAATATAGTTCCTGAAAAATCAGATAATGGAACCTTTAGAACAGATAATAATAATAAAATTAATGATTCTTTTCAGACTAAACAGATGAAAGAAAGATTAAAAAATATAAAGAAAAGGAAAATGAAAAATAATTTTAAAAATATAGAAGAATTCGACACTTTAAAAAACAGTGATAGTGATAGTGATAGCGACGAAGAAGGAACTGATAAAGAGAGAGGACCTCCTAAAAAACAATATTCTAAAGACAACCCTGATGAAATTGAAAAAGAAGACGAAAGCCCAGTAACGATCACTACTTTATTGAATAAAATGTTTGAAATTTTACAGACACCGTTTAAAGATAAAATGAAAGAAGGAGTTAGATTCAACCGAGATGATTACGAAGGATATGATAATGTGAAAGAGGGACAGCGATCTCAATATGATGTTCGTGCAATATTAATTGCATCTATAGAAAAAACATATAATCGCATTAACAAGATCAATACTATAATCGCAAAATTTGTTTTGAATTTATTGACAAATGGACGATATACCGAAAACGATTTGATTGTAACTCGTGAAAATATTGTATGGATTATGTCTATCTTAGTGGCTTCATTTGCAGTAGTAAATTGGTATTTCATTCTCATTTATACTAAAGATCAAAAAATACCATTATTTAAATTTTCCCGAAATAAGTTATTACAGATGACTGTTCACGATGGCGATGAAAATTCCAGTGATAGTGGTCCGGCATTCGCCAAATTCGCGTTTTGGGTATTTGAATTTGCAGTGGCATTTTTTGAATATTTTAACGATATATTCTTATTAATAATACCATCTATAATGCGATTCTTCTTCAGTGGCAGAACCAATTATGTAATTCTATTTTTAGTATTGATTTATTGTTTTAAAAATTTTGCAAATGCGTTCAAAAACTTTTTAATTGGACTCATTGGAAATACAACGGATAACAAAATTATTAATATGATGTATGGATTATTGATGGTATTATATGTTATTTCGTTAGGGACAATTAATTTCACAGGAACTTTTTCTGTAGATATGCAAACAATTACTGACTACATAGGTGCATTTGCAAGTCCTATTACTACTTTTATAAAAATGATTATTCGTTTTATGGTAGTGATGATTGTAAGCGTTCCCGCAGGAGGGTTGGTGATAGGCGGTATATTTTTGTATTATTCTTTCTTTGGAATAGTTCATTATCAAGGATTCAGCGAATTTATGAATACACTGAAAGATATTATCCGACATTGTAACGAAGATGTGGACACTTACAGTAAAACTACATATTGTAAAAGCAGTTTTTTCCATCGTATGATGTTAATGCTTGTAAATATTATCAAAATGGTTTTCAACTTAGTTTGGAATTTCATTACGCCTTTAACGTTAAGTATATTCTTACTGGTCAGCGCTTCTAAGAACTTTGATTTATTATCAAGCGTAAAGACGGTTGTAGACGAAAGACCATTGAATATGTTAGTGTCTGTATTACATATTGTATTTGGAATATTAGTCATTGCCTACATAGTAATAACACAACTCATTTATTCCCCTGGATTCCAAACATTAGTTGGTTGGAAGGATGTAGAAATTCCTCATTTATTCAAGGAGACGATAGACGAAACTGATATTGATGCATCTCGCATAAAACAGGTAGAAAAAGCAGAAGGTATGGCAAATCACTCTAAAAACAAACTTGATGCAGACACTTTATTTGACAGTTTTAAACAAATGATGAAAGAGACATTGGTAAAAGACGACACGCCCGACCAAAATTAAGAAAAATTAAGAAAAATTATCCGAATAACACGCAACAATTAGTGGAATGGTTAGATATATAGAGACTTTTCTTTCATAAAATATTAATTCGTAGAAACATACTTAAATATTTTTACACGTATTATATCAATGACAAAGAAGCGCCCTTTTGTATCTGTATGCACCCCTACATTTAATAGAAGACCGTTTATTCCGATCACTTTTGAATGCTTTAATAACCAAGATTATCCGAAAAACAGAATCGAATGGATTATAGTCGACGATGGAACAGATAAAATTGAAGATCTAATTTTAGAATCAAATATTCAACAAATTCGATATTTTAAAGTTGACAAAAAAATGGCATTAGGAGAAAAACGAAATTTTATGCATTCAAAGGTGAAGGGTGATATTATTGTGTATATGGACGATGACGATTATTATCCCCCAGAAAGAATAAGTCATTCTGTAGAAACACTTCAAAAAAACCCGGATGCGCTATGTGCAGGGGCAAGCGAGATTTATATTTTCTTCAAACATATACAAAAAATGATTCAATGTGGTCCTTATGGTCCAAAACACGCAACAGCTGGAACATTTGCATTTAGAAAAAAACTATTGGAAACTTGTCAATATGAAAACCACGCAGCAATTGCAGAGGAAAGAGCATTTTTGAAAGACTATACTGTTCCGTTTGCCCAGCTGGATCCACTAAAAACAATATTGGTATTTTCACACGAACATAATACTTTTGATAAAAGAAAGATGTTTGACAACGCCCATCCTCAATTTTTTAAAGAATCCCCCAAAACAGTAGATACATTTATACGACAAAAAAAGGAACAAAAAATCAAAGAATTTTTCTTACACGATATAGATGATAAATTGAAGGTGTATGAACCAGGAGAAGCTAAAAACAAACCAGATGTATTGGAGCAAATTAAAGAAATAGAGCGAAAGCGAGATGAAATGATTAAGCAAGAAATGGACAAGCAAAAATCAAATGGGCCTATTATGATTCAACAGCCTGGACAGCCGCCAACGCAATTATCAAATCAACAGGTTGTTCAAATTATGCAAAATCAGGTAAATGATTTGAACAAATTGAATAATGAAAAACAGCAGATGGAGATTATGTTAAAGAATTTACAAGAACAGTTAATGAAAAAGACCAAAGAGTTAAAAACAGCAAAAGACAGTATTAAGAAATTACAGCAGGAATTAACAGAAGAAAACAGACCAGCGAATGTAACAAGAATTCCTATTGAAATAGTAGATGAAGAGGAACCTCCAAAATCGAGATTTGAGCCAGAAGTATATGTTCAAATTGACGAAGAATGACCGCGTCTTTCTCACATAACATATCTAAATTGATAACTGCTCATTCATCGCGACTTATACACTCCAATTCACAACCGGTATCAATACCATAAATCGTATCGTCCATAGACCACCCGTTTTGTTCTAATATATCGTTATTCGTGTCATCACAATCACTTGTGTAAGATTCTTCTTCATCGGGGTCTAAATAAAGAAGGCGGTGTATTTCTTTTACTTCTTCTGCTGTATAACTGTCTTTGTTACAAATTTCATCATAATAATCACAACCACTATCTAAACTTTCTACTGAGACTCCTGGATAATCATTCAAAATGAGACTACTTTTTTTCAATATTTCTTCCTTTTCTTTATCTGTTAATTCAATTTCAAATGTGCCCCAATAAAAGTAATTTGTTACTTCAAACCGAACACGTTTTCCATTAGACAATACATTATTCCATTGTTCTGTTTGATATGTGGACTTTTTACAGTCAGCCGTTAGATGATAAATATGGATGTTGTTTTCATTCATAATTATATAATATAAACAAATTATCTTTATATTATTTATTCAACCGTGCCAAGTTAGACACCACCGCCGTATGTACATATGTGAGAAGGGCGGGTTGTTATTTTATTCTTCAATTTCTTCGAGATCTTTCTTTATATTTTTATCTAAATAACGGTAAATTCGCTTGATATCTAATTTACCAATATTGTAATTTTCGAACAAAGTTTCTATTTCTAATAATAATTCTGCATTATTTGAAAAATCAGTTTCGAAATAGAGTCTTAATTCTTGAAAAAAAGCAACCACGTCTTTCTTTTCCATTTCCAGTTCTTGGCATAAATTAAATATAAATAAACTATTGTTGTATTCTGTGGAATATTTGGTCAATACTTTTGTAAACCTTACTTCTTGTGGTTGATATGTATTCTTATTTTCAGGGAAATTATCGTGATAAATCTTATTATTGTAAAATGTTTTGATCAACGAACTCATTTCATTAAATTGCCATATTTGGTTTTGAAAAGTAATGCGATCAATATAATCTGCAAAACAAGTTGATTTCAATATTTTACAATAAACAGGTATTACTTTTTTCAGGGGGTAATTTTTAAAAGTGTCTACTATATTTTCGTGCCATAATAGAGCAATAATGGTTCTATCAGTTTCATTCATTACTTTATTGTGACTATGTAACGGATAATGGTTGTTAATTAACATTTTGGTAGTATTTTTTGCATCATCATTAAAATTCTTAATTTTGAATATTTCTAATAAATTATCATCTATTTTGTCGTTATTATTTTTAATTAGATCAAACACTGTATGAAGTTTCCTGATATCCCCCTGAGAATAATCAATAAATACTTGTTTCGAAATGGGTTGAATATTCGGATAATGCTGTAACACTATCTTCCCGAGTTGATTCGTTGTTGGAGTTTTCAATTCATATGTATTACATACTTTCATTAATTCTCTTATTTTTTTATCAATATAATAATTACCGATACAAATAATCGGGTTTTTGGTCATACTTTCTGCCTTTTGCTTCCTTGTTTTCTTTTGTCGAATAATTTTAATAAGCGCATTAATGCCTCCTTTATCCCCATTATTCATACCGTCAATTTCATCCATAATAATAGCTATTTTTTTCTCTTCTCGTTTCATCATATTTAATACATTACGATTCGATATATTATTACTTGTAATAGTTTCTATAAGAGATTTATTACGAACATCTCCTGCGTCATATTTTATAATATCATAATTCATTTCTTTCAAAATATTATTTATAAAATGTGTTTTTCCACTTCCTGAAGACCCATATACATATATTCCTTTTTTAAACATTAAATTATCTGAATTTTCGTGGAAATTATGTAAAAATTCTTTTATTTTCTTCTCTGTTTCTTGTCTCTCCAAAATAATGTTATAACTCATATATTTACTATAACATTATTTATTTATATATTCTTTTTGACGAATCATTTAGAAAATGCACTGAAATCCGCAGTAATAGGCATATAATTCATTTTATCTTCTGGTTGGGATAATTGTCCGTAACGAGAATACACATCATATTTTGTAGACGACGATGGTGTTACTTGTGTGTTAGCAGTTGCATTACTGGGGGTTGTTGTAATATCTTGTTGTTGTGACGCAGCCACTTGTGTAGGGGTTGTAGATAATACATCTCCAACAAAGTCACCTGTTTTTGAAGCAACATTTCCAATCACACCGCCAGTATATTCTGCGCCAGATTTAATTGCAGACCCGGTTTCTTTTGCTGCATCGCTGACAATATCTACCCCCGGTTTAACCAAATCTGCGGCACCTGACCCTGCTGCCTTTGCAACATCAACGGTTGTATCTATACCTTTTTCTGCGAGTTTTCCTGTAGTTTCAATTGCTTTTTCTCCTACATTACCAACCACCCCAACCGTGTTTGAAATAGGATCGCCAGAAGTATTGTTAACTAAAGTATTTCCCTTGTTACTTAAAGTCCCCGAACCGCCGTTTCCTCCACAAGATCCACAGACACCTGAAGAACCTTCGCATTTGGGACAGCTGGGACAAGCAGGACATATCGGAGGTACTATTTTTGTTTTTAGTAAATAATCATCCATATCCCCCGAACAACTTGTCCCTGTATCAGAATCAGTCATTGTTCCAGAAGTAATTGTGACTGTATTTTGAGACCCAGAAGGAAGCGCCCCTGGGGCTGTCGATGAGGGGTTAGTTGTTAAATCGCCATAGTCAACGCCCTTTTTAGTAAATCGTTTGACATTCTTCAAATCATATTGACTTGTGTTGATGTCTTTTAATCCGATCAAAGTAATCATAGAAGTGGTTCCAGAGGGAACATATACAACTAATAACTGTCCACACGCATCGACTGCGGTAATTGTGGTATAAGACATATTTGCTAAACTATTATTTTCATCATACTGATTAGAAACGGTTCCAGACACAGCTACTTGTTCAACGGCTCTATCTCTTTTATAAATATTCATTTTCTTATCATTGCCATCGCCTTGGAAAATGATCAAATTTCCATTGGACATATCATAACTGACATATTTACTTAATTGGAAAATTTTCCTGGTATTGCTGTAATCTGTATTTAATACTTCTGTATTATTATTTGCGTCGGTGTCATTCACATAGGAAGTTAACTCTGATAATTGTGTATCATCGTATGTGCTTCCGGTTTTAAATTCATAATTGTTTGCTGTATTTCCAGACCCAAACATAAAAGAGGCAATCTGCTTCTTATCTGTTGTATTCAGTAAATGAATATAAGTTTGATATAAGTAAGGAATATAGAAAACAGTATATTTATCGGTGTTCGCACTTTTTGATTCATAGGCTTTTGAAGTCATAGATTTTTCTGTAACATTACTGCCGGTAGGAATGACATTTTGTGAAGTAGATACAGTATATGTGGTACTATTATTTCCAATACGAGGAAAAACAGTCATTTTACTAATAGTATTACCATTTAAATCGACATTTCCATTATAAGTCGTCGAATCCACTTCGATTAAATTCGCATTATATTTATCAAAGAACAAACTATCGTGTAACTTAATAGCAGGTTTCGAAGTTGAATATTGAGGAATAATAACATCGACTAAACTATTATTTGTATATCCAAAAGTTACAAATCCTTCTTTCGGTGCACAAAACAGTATCACTACGATAAATAACAGTAATAATATTAAGAATATAAATGATTTTGGTATGCCCATTGGTTTATACTATATACCCGGAAAAAATTGAAAATAAATCTATTTTATTAATTTATTAAATAATCCAATGTCAGTTATATTAGATCGTGATCCTTACCCCACTTATAAATATCAGATTTGTTTAGATGAGGTTGGTAGAGGATGTTTGTTCGGAGATGCATATATTGCCTGTGTAATTTTACCTAAAGAACCAACTCCCTTTGATGGAACAAATATTAAAGACAGTAAAAAATTCTCTTCTAAAAAAAAATTGAAGCAAGTGGCTGAATATATCAAAGAGAATGCATTATACTATCATGTTTGTCCAATTAATGCCGCTGACATTGATAAATTAAATATTCTAAAAGCTGTAATGAAAGGTATGCATATTTGTATTACCTCGGTGTTTGAAGAAATTAATAAAAAGGAATCCATTACATATAATGACTGTATCGCTGTTGTTGATGGTAATTATTTTACCCCTTATGTAAAATACGATGAACAAACGGACACATTTGATGAAATGCCCCACGTAACGATTGAGAAAGGGGATGGTAAAATTATGGGAATAGCCGCTGCAAGTATATTAGCAAAAGATGCAAGAGATAGTTATATTTCTGAACTATGTGATACTTATCCGATATTAGATGAAAGATACAACCTACGAAAAAATGTCGGATATGCAACAACCGCACACCGAGAAGGAATACAATCTCACGGTATATGTCAATGGCATAGAAAAACATTTGGTATTTGCAAAGAATCAACTTCATATGTTATAGAAACAAACACAACAAATGAAGACGAAGACGAAGACGAAGACACCGACGTATGTGAAACTTGTCAAGAAACGGTTGATATGGATTATATGACTTTATGTGAGCGGTGTGATAAATCTCAATGTGATGATTGCGGAGGAGATGGTGGTGATTGGGGAGAAAATGAAGTATGGGTATGTAATGAATGTCTACCACAATGTCTTGAATGTGAAAACACATTAAGATGTGCTGGCGATGAATGTTGCGGAAAAGGAAGAACAGATAAATAATAACTTACTATTCTACAGAATTTGCCCTTATAATTTCTTTTAATCTTGGAAAAAAAGCCATTTTACCCAATAGTTTATCTTTCTCTTTTTTTATGAATTCAATTCGTTGTGACCACCAGTCTTCTTGAATCGCAGTTTTGATTATTTCATAAGACTTTTCAAAATCGTTCATATCTAATTGCACAAATGCCTTACTGTCTATATAGTTATTTACATTAGGACAACCGTAATAAAAAACCAAACTTTCACATAAAATGGGCTCCCATAGTTTTTCTGTCATAAAGTTCTCTTCGTAGTTATTTTCCACCATAAAATAATATTTATACGGTATTAACCCGTCGCCTTTTTTGGTGCTCGCCATTTCTCCTTGATAATGAACAAAACCCATTTCGGAAACATTCCCGAAAATATGCATTGGTATATCTCGTTTGTTCTCAAGAAAATGCAAAAAATCAATTCTTGCAATATGTCCTTCGTCAAAATACTTATTACTCGTTACACAAGACATAATATTTTGTTTATTATATTCTAATGCACGCAGTTCCTTTAATTTAATATCCATTTGCCAAAACACATTGTTATAAGTATTTGTTTTTCTACCAATAACTGCCATAAATTCACTTTCGCTGGGTTCTGCCCATATACCCCACGTTTTGACACCCCACTTCTTGGTTTTATCATTTACCCAGGGCTCCATTTGAAATACAATGGTCTTCTTTTTATCGAAATAATCGTTTGTACAAGGGTGATTAATAATGACATAATAGTCTATATCAAAATCTTCCCACGTAATTTCTATATTTTCCCACATATAGTCTTCGGAACACATATTTTTCCACTCATCACATAACGTTTTAGAAGTGCACCAATTACATAACATTTTCACGCGAATTTTTTCATATTTTTCTTTAGGATATGATTCTTCATAATGATTTACAAGGGAATGATACATACATTTAAATTTATGTTGGGGGTTTGTTAATATCCACCATTCGGCATCATGTCTGTCTGTAGTTTGTATCGTTCCTAATGTTTGCATATAATTTGTATTTGCCCACCAATAATTTCCACTAAAATGTGGTTTTATAGTTGGAGATACACAATAATTACACCCAATCGCATCATATGTTTCTAAATGAGAAATGCAGCTATTTTGTTGTTTCACTAAAAAATACATCATCATATTTACCCAATCTTGAATAAGTTGGTTATCTTCTCGCAAAATTCCCTTGGTATGAATATATAGCACCTTACTATCTGGATTCAGCAAACTAAAATAATAAAGAACATTGATTGTCTTTAATTCGTAGAGTCCAATATTTGAAGAAAAGTTAACAACCACCATATTTTTATATTTGCTATATAGTGTTTCGTCAATCAGATTACCCACATTAATAATAAATATTTTATGATAAGAGTCTATTTTTCCATAGGACTTCAATATATCCAGAAGTCTATCTAATATAACTAATCCTATCTCACTAACATTACAACTATGTATAAAACAAAACATCCCGGGGTCGTATTTCATTAATACTTTATCTAAATTGACCGGAGGTGTGCGTATATCATACCCCAACTCTTTCAAACAAGATCGTTTCACATATATTCCGTCATTTTCACCGAAATAAGGAGACGGGCGCAAATATAGAATATGTGACTTTGTAAACCCTACGGTATTAAATCCAGCAATCGCATCATTTTTATGAATCATATATTTTTTCCGCACTAATGGATAGGTATTTGTATTTACATCGAAATCAAATTGATCCATTCCTTTTATAAAAATATAGTCTTGGTCGTCTTCTCCAGGTTTGTCAAACTCTTCAAAATGAAACCCATCATAAATGTTTTGTATATCACTATCTATTTCTCTTCCGTTTTCATTCCATTCAGAAAACATTAATTGAGGAACGCATTCTACGCTATTTAATGAATCTAAAACCAGATTTAAATAATCGATTCCGTGTCGAATACCATGCAGATCAATATATTCGATCAGTTTTTTCGCACCAATTTTATTGATAGTATAACCGAAATATCCCCCAATATAAAGCGCTTTATTTAATGATCGTATGTCAATAGAAACATTTTCTTGATTATATACTGATTCTACCTCCCTTCTATTATCTGAATACATATGATAACCTAAAAACATAAATTCGTGTGTGTGCATGTTTCCTTTTATTTCTACAAAACGATCGTGGAAATTATTTACAAACTCTACATCATCTTCCATAACAACATAAAAATCATTATGTTCGTCTTCTAATAAACTTTTCCAGAGGTTATAATGAGATAATGCACATCCTATAACGCCTTTTCTATTACCAAAATCATTTCCGTGAAACAAACCGGCTATTTCACTTGTAGGTGTAATTATATTTCCATCAACCGCTTTGATGAATTCCCAATGTTGAATATTATGTTTATATAACATTTCTTGCATTTTTTCTTTTCTATCTGTGCGTTTTTCCAAATTTATGATTTTAATATAAGGATGTTCATCATTAAACTGTTGTTCATTATTTAATGCATAAGAATTAGGTTTATCTGTGTTTCTTTCCGTAGTTAGTCTCCCTGTATGTTTATTCGTAATTTTATTGAAAAAAGCACTTTTGTATCCAGCCGCTACATATTTGCGTGCATAATCCATCTCGAAAAACTTATTATTACTATCAAAATTACCAAGCTCAATGATTGTTTTTGCTCGGATAATTGAAGGACGAAAACTATAATGAGGCCAATAATGACAGTTTAAATAAGGATAAAGTCCCTCTTTGTTTTCGTGAACAACAATATCTTCGACATTTGTAGGTAAAGACCCACCTATTTTGTAGTCATCTATCGTTTCTGCATAATTTTTATTAAACAACAATTGTTGTATAGAAGGATCGTCCAATTGTTCCATTTTTGCAATCGTTGTTTCCAACGATATTTTTTCAAAAAACAGAAAATCATCTTCTATGTGAATCCAATAGGTTGGTTGTAATTGAACCAGTTTATCATAAATAATATTCATGCTTTTAATATGCCCCTTTTCTTCACACGTTTTCATATAAAACTGCATCCACGGAAATAATGTTTTCATTTGTTCTCTATCTTCATCACTTGAATTGTCGTCTACACAAAACCAATAATCAACTTTATGTATATCTGTTATCTGATTTAATATACTATACACGGTGGGTTTAAATAAATCCAAACGTTTACAAGTTGTAAAACTTAAAAAAATACGAGGCGTTTCGGTCGAGGTATGTGTAAATTTTCGTGGATAGGTTAATACTGCGTTGTGTTTATCGCATAAAATATCCCACAGTTCAATAAATTCGGGTTCTACTTGTTTTCCATTTTTATTCAATAAACTCATTCTGTCGTTTAGTTTATGAAAAAGATCTAATGAACACTCTTCGTATAAATGGTTTTTGTAAAATAACAAGTTTTTATAGACTCTATCTAATAATTCATCTTCTATAATATTGTTCTCAATAATCTCTTTGCACGCATTATAACCTACCTCGGTTTTATCTGCATAAAACGCACTAATGGAATAATAGTATTTTAGATGATCATTATATAGATTCGAGAACATAAATAGCTTCTCGGTTTGAGGAATAGAATAGTTCTTGTATTGATGGTATAAACTACATACAGTACTATGCAAACCATTATTCATAGCTAACTCACACGCAAGAACAACGCCCTCTATTCTCTCTTTATCGTGTTCCCACGACATTAAATAATACTTAAATTTTGTAAAATTATCAGAATGTAATTTCCCAATCATTATGCAGGCATAATATTTTTCTTGTGCCCAATTATGTAAGTTAAGCACTCGTTCATACCACTCTATAGCAACACTGTTATATTCATTTCCTGCATCTTTAAAACTTTGGGCGGCATAAAATGCATATCGACAAACAAGAGAGTAATCGTTTGAAACAACAGCAGCATCGTATGCTTTTACAAGAAGTTTAGCATCTTTTATATATTTATCCGGGTCTTGGCTACGACTTCCTGTTTTTCCGGATTCAATATAATAATCCCCTTCTATGACAGATTCATTGGTGCTTATTTCGTCTGTTGCCAAATACTCGTGCAATACACCAATAAATCTCCACTTTTTCTGATTGTTCACAAGTAATGGACGGTAATATACAAAATTGTTACCGAACTTTAGATTATACTTATCATAAATTAATGATTCTGGTATTATCAAATTTCCACACACTTCATCATCTGCGTCAAAAATAAATAAATAATCGGATTTCCCATATGCGGCCTGTAACGCCATTGTTCTATTTGTTCCAAAATCAGACCACTCATGTTGATGTAATTCCCCTTTAATACAGTGACTATTAAAAAAGGAGGTGATTAATTCTTGCGTGCCATCAGTAGAACCAGTATCGCAAATGACATAATAATCGAAATGGATTTTGTGTATTAGATCGGTTAACCGTTCTACAATTATATGGGATTCATTTTTTACAATCATGTTTAAACATAATTTAGGAAGAGTCCCCATTTATAAGTTATTGTTGTTATTATTTAAACTTTTTTTATCACTATATATTAATTTATAATGTCTTTTACAAGATTTCACGATGATAAACATAGAATTAAAAAACAAGTGGAAGAATCTATATATGCAGCAGATTATTTCATAAATACACCCGGTCCAGGAGTCGATTTACCATATATGGAGGATGCGCATATTAGACTTCAAAAATGGGGAGGCAATCTAAGAAATAATTCTACGAATATTGAAAACGATTTAAGAGGAATAACGCGTAGATTAAATAAGGACGAATTAACACACGAATATAAGAAAACGGAACCTGTATCCTCACAAATGAATTATAAATCTCAACAACCTATTACAGATGAATCAAGAGCATCACACCCCGCTTGGATGTATAAAGATTTAGAACAACCTCGCTGGGAACACCCAATGTTAAACCCTCAAAATAATTGGGAGAAACCCTTTGATGATAATGTGCATTCAAGAATACTGGAAAAAGATTTTCATCGACCGTCTATCCCAGTTGTTGAAAACGCCGATAATTTTTATTTATCTACCAGAAGTATGTGTTTAGGTGGAAGTAATGACAAGATTTGCCCCGGAACATTATATCGAAATAATATTCAGTAATATATTATAAATTATTATCAAACTATAATATATTATTAGATAGATGGAATTAGCTATCCCAGGTATTGCTCTCGGATTATTATATGTTGCTTCAAATCAAAATAAAAAAAATGAAGGCTTTAGTGATTACAATGGATTACCGAATACGAATATCCCTGATAAAAACTATCCTGACGAAAAAGTCAATTTTTCTGAACTTGATAATACAGCAACCTTAACAACATTAAATAAATATGATGCTGCTAATGGAGCATATACAGATAAATATTTTCAACAAAATATGGATTCTACCAAAAATACAAAAACAACAAACGAACCCAGTTTCATGTCTTTAGCTGGTGATAAAGTATCTACCAATTATTTTGAACATGATAATATGGTTCCTTATTTTGGAAGCAATTCAATGGCTGACGCTAAGAATGCCAACTCGAACGAAGGTGTATTAGACAATTATATTGGTTCTGGTTCTCAAAATATTGAAAAAAAGGAACAATCTCCTCTATTTGCGCCCAGCGACAATCAACAATATTCATATGGAGCTCCCAATGCAAGTGATTTCTATCAATCTCGTGTAAACCCAAGTGCTAAAATGTCAAATGTAAACCCCTTTCAGGAAGAAATGGTTGGTCCGGGGTTAGGACTGGGTTATACGAATGACGGTGCCGATGGCTTCAATTCGGGTATGATGAGTAGAGAAACTTGGTTACCTAAGAACGTAGACGATCTTCGTGTAGAAAACAATCCTAAGTCCGGAGGTAATTTAATTTATGGATATGAAGGTGCTGCGAATAGTCGTATTAAAAATGTAACCGACAGAGACCATATGGGTGTTATGGAAAAACATCGCCCAGAAAAAACATTTGAATTGGGTCACGATCGTGTGATGACCACAACAGGCCTTGAAAAAGGACAAACTCTACGTCCTATCACGGTTGACAAATTCGTAAATAGACCAGAAACAACAGCAAGTTATGTCGGTGCTGCTGGATATGCAAATGAGAATGGCTATGTTCCAGGAGAATTTATGGAATCTAAAAAAACACAACTCGGCAATGTGCCTATTGGTATTGCAAATGCAAATGGAAGACAATATGCAAATACAAATGATTATGGAGCAAAATCTAAAATGGCGTATCCTAACAATCGTTCTTCAAATAAGCAAGATAGTTATTTTGGATTAGTTAGTGGAAGTCTTGGGGCTGCAGTAGCCCCTTTATTGGATGTATTGCGTCCTTCAAGAAAAGAAAATGTAGTAGGAACATTAAGACCTTACCAAAATGCTGGGTCTAATGTCCCTCAATCCTATATTTTCAACCCCAATGATAAAGTTGGAGTAACTCACAGAGAAACCACAGAAAACTCCAAATTCCATTTGAATGTAAATAGAAACCAAAATGGTATGGGGTATATGACAAACGAAAATCAAGCATATGATACAAATAGACAAGAAACCGGTGACTACTTTTATGCAGGTAATGCTGCTGCTGGTGCCGGAACTCGCGAAAGCACATCTTATGCGGCAGGGTATAACCAACGAAATAATGATGTTAAATCAAGCACCATTAATGGACGACTGGTTCCTGGTAATATGAAACTAAAGAACAACGATCTAAATATTCGCCAAAAAGATAAAAATGCTTTCTTGAAAAATGATAGAGCGATTTCAGGAGGTATGCCCTCTCAAATTCCTGAAGCAGGAAATATGGGAAGAATGTCTGGAACTGAAAATGCGTTGTATTCAAATATACAAATGGACCGCACAAATACAGATGTTACAGATATGTTGAAAAGCAATCCATATGTTACTAATTACAAAAACGCCCTTTAAATACACAATATTATTAACTTTAATAATATTGCAGTCACTTATTTTTTACTTTTAGTCTTGCGTGTTCCTGCCATTACTTTCTTTTTATAATTTTTAGTTCTTTTCTTTGCAATACGTTTATTTGTTTTACGGTTATTCTTGTTTATTTTCTTTTTATATATTTTTTTAGTATTTTTGCCGCCATTGACAAGCGAAAACTTAGGCGGAGATCTTTCAGGAGAACTGGGACTTCCATAAGGAGAACTGGGACTTCCATAAGGAGGAATGGGACTTCCATAAGGAGAACTGGGACTTCCATAAGGAGGAATGGGACTTCCATAAGGAGGAATGGGACTTCCATAAGGAGAACGAGAGTCTATATGTAAACTATTTAAACTTAAAGGTGGAGCAAACAATTTTTGGCTTTTATTTCCTTCAGTTCTATCATTTCTTTTATTTCTTTTATTTCTTTTATTTTTGTTATTTTCTGCCTCGTCTTTTTTAGAGTTAAGATGATTTAATGTACTAATGGTTGTATTGTTTGTTACCTTGTGTCCATTTACATCTTTAATAAAATTACTTTCATCTGTATCCTCTTTTGAACTATCAATTCTAACAAAATCCATATTTATAGATTTCATCTTTCCTAACAATTTATTACCATCTTGCAACGCAATCTCTGAATGAAACTCATTTTGTATAAAGTCTTCATATAATGGCATTGAATTCATTCCATATCCACTATAACCATTATTACAAATAAAAGCTGCTAATGCATAATCATTTTCAGGGATGGAATCTCTCGTCACATAAGTTTCTTCAGTATTTGCATCTGTTTTCAATTTAAAAAATTTGCTATATGCGTTTTTTGCATCATTATCATTTTGTATTGTATGATAAAAAGGATGTGCTACTGTTAATTTATCAATGGCTAATATTGTAATATCATTCGACGCAGTCATTTTTGTAGGAGGCCCATACGTTAATGTATCTATTAATTTTAATGCATACCATTTAATACCGGCCAAAGTATCTAATTCTGTAATTTTTTCTCCGCCGCGATATAAAAAAGACTCTTTTGTAATAATATAAATAGGATTCCCTTTTTCGTCAATATTTTCTACCAATACAGTATCAGGATAATCTGTATTCAAATAGGTTGTAGTTTGGTTTTCATTTAATTTAAAAACAGGAGTATTTACAGTATTAGTATTAGTACTATTATTTTCAGGTGTTTTAATTGGGGTTGACGCCATATATATTAATCACTTGAAAATAATTTTTGTAAATTGGTAGCTTCAACATTAATACTCTGTTTTGTAAAGACCTTTCGGATCATTGCATTTTCTCTAAACCTTATAGTATATTGCTGTTGAATATTATTTCGCCCGATTCTCCCCATTGCTTGCACGATTTTTTGTTGCGTTAAATTTTGCAAGTCTTTTCCTAAAAACCCGTGACAAAACTGATAGTTTGTTCCATAAATATAATCAGACGAAGCAATAATAATAAACAATCGCTGATCTTCCGCCAATTGTTTTATTACTTCTACATAATCCTTATTATTGTGCGTTGAAAACAACCCAATACCAAGTAATAACAACACTTTGCAATAATTCTCCACAGGCAACGCCATAATTTTTTTCGTCATCTCTTCGCCGATGCTTGAAATATACGCATTTTCATATACTTCTCCAGTAGGAGTCCATAAATGCTGATGAGTAACACTATTCGGAATAAATTTAGCATCCATCGACACACTCATAATCTGTTTTCTTAATTTATCTATTTTTCTTTGCATTTCTTGTGCCTCGTTCGACAATTTAAATTCCTTTGTATCTTTCTTTTTTCCACCATCGTCATCATTTTGATTATTTTTGTCTTGGAAACAAGGTAACTTTTCCAATTTATCAATCTCGGACACCAAGTCATTGTTTTTAGTGATCTTTACAAGCATTTTTTTGAAGATTTCCACAGGGATATTTGTATTTTGAATATAGAAATTGCCAATCTTCTCTACATCGTCTGCCAAAAAGATAGTAGGCCCGTCGGTTAATGTGTAAGCATCAGAGGTAGTCAATGATATCCCAGTAGACTTATGATTTTTATTTGTAGTAACCTCGCCTGAATAAGTAGATAATCTTCGTAGTTTCCCCCCCGCCGGCGAAGGATTATCAAGACTCTTTGTTCTGCGAAGTTGGATATTCTCTGAATCAAACTTCTTTTTTCGCTGTGTCATAAAATAGGTATGTAATTTCTGGTAATTTGTTTCACCAACATTTTTCAACAAACGCAAGTAATAGATTTTCAAGTTATTCATCGTCACTTTCAATATATTGTCTTCGAAATATTCATCGACCTCATATGACGCATCAGTATAATATTCGTTTTCATTTACAAACTCTATAAAATCAACCACTTCTTGTAAATCAAAATACCGTAATAATGTCTTATTTTTATCAATATAATTTACACAATCAACCAGATCGTTATATTCTGTAAATAAATAGTGAGGTAATGCATTGTATCCATCCTTGTCTAATACCGAAATACTCTTTTTACAATCATAGCTTGAAATACAATACATCTGGGCTTGGGATGGGTGGTCGATAAACTTATTTTTAAAGTCTTGTTCTACGCTAATCAACTCTTCCTTTTCAGGCAAAGTTGCGCACGATAAAATCATATTTGGAATTAAATTTTCCTTCCAATTCTTATTTATAACAGAATGCAACTCGTGTGACTCATAATCAAGAGTAATCGTTGGTTCATCCCAAAAAGTAATGATGTTATCTGAACGATTAAAGGATAACATATAGTGCATACAAGTAAGATAAGATTGAACGTCACAAATCATAATTTCTACATTATCTCCAATGCTATTATTTACTTTGAATATACCACCTGATCGGTAGTCCTTTTTAAAATCCTTTGCTGCAAAATAATGCAACCGGATATCCGACGCAGTTTGACATCCAAACCCAAATGCAATTTTTTTATTCGTCGAAATGGCGGACTTTGCAAGTGCCAGACCAATATGTCTTGCTACACAAACAAATATGACTCGATATTTTTGCGATAACCCTAATGGAGTCAATGTTTTCCCTGTTCCCGTAGGTGCCGTATATAAAACCAGTCGGGGTTCTTTGTTCTCATTTTGCTGAAATAACTGAAATAGCTGTTTTTGATGTGTAAATAGTTGTTTATCTTCGTAATTAAGTAAGTGAGTATTATTTTCAATTAATTCATATGCGTGATACACAATTTCTTCAATATGAATAGTATTTTGTAAATGAGAAAGAACACTATCACAAAACTTCAAGACATATTTATTGATATTGTCGATTTTATTTTGCAATAAGTGCTTAAGAGTGTAGTAGTAAAATATATATTTTTTGTTGTTTTTATGTATCATTTTTAATACAGAACAACCTAATTCGATTAAAAAGAATTCAAAAATCTTTTCCCGGTTTGAGTCAATCGTTGTTTGTAAATTTTGTAAACGAATTGTGTCGCCACTTCGAATGCTCTTTAATTCCTTCCCTTGATGTAATGTTTCAGTTAATAACTCCCTTAACTCTTTATTGTTTTTTTCTGTATATTTTTCGATGTATTTTTTAATAATATCGAAAAAGTATTGTTTGTATAAATGATATTCAATTTCCTCTGATTTTTCTGTCTTTAAAAACTGAAATAGGGATGAATTGTCATTTTTACAAATAGATGGGTTTGCAAATCCATCAATAATTAACTTTAAAATAGTCTTTTCTGATTCCAATACCGGCTTCTCAAGACTTTCCCACTCGTGCTTTGATAACTTATTTTGTGAAAAATCCATATTTATAATTAGAATAAACAGCAATAATCTTTATAAATCAATTTTTCGCTATAATTTATATAAATGTTTCTTCGTAATAAGTAACTATGTTTTCAAAGTTTTTTAATTATACCTATCAATATGTTGGATTCGAAGATGTTTTACTCGCCATTAAAAATGAAAATGATCGTTTTATTATGTTAAATGTATTATCTCATAGTGAACAACCTGTATTAATTAAAAATACCATTCATTCACAAGAAGAAGAAGATATTATTAATACCATTATACAAAAAAAAGAATGTCAATATAAAACGGTCATTATATATGGTAAAAATAATTGTGATTTAGAAACAGAAACTAAATATAAAAAATTACAGAATTGTGGATTTGGAAATATTGCTATTTATAATGGTGGGTTGTTTGAATGGCTTCTCTTACAAGAAATATACGGGTTTAGTAATTTCCCTACTACTACAAGAGATATTGATATTTTAAAGTATCGTCCTACTAAAAAATTAGCAACAAATCTCATTTCATATTAATATTCGTATATTTTTTTTATAAATTATAAGAAAAATATATATGACCGCAAAATATATATGACCGCAAAATATATGTTCTATGTGATACAATGTATATTGTTAATAGGTATTTGTTATTATTTATATTTCTATAGAGAAACTTTTATACAAAATATCCCCAAAAATATAATACAAACTTGGAAATCCAACGATATTCCCGATAAATACAAAACATACATTGAAAATGTAAAGACATTACATCCAGACTACAACCATATGTTTTTTACTGACGAAGACATTGAAGCTTTTTTGAAACAACATTATTCTGAATATTATGAAACATATAAAAAATTACCCATAAAAATACAGAAAATCGACTTTTTTAGATACATTGCTATTTATCACTACGGGGGATTTTATTTAGATCTTGATATGAATTGCCAAGACAACTTTAATCCATTATTACAACACCAATGTGTATTTCCTATAGATGACTATATTACAAAAAATCGTTTACATATACACCGATATGCTTCATTTGGAAAGCAACAACAAACCTTCTTGTTAGGACAATATGCATTTGGCAGTGTTTCAAAACACCCGTTTATAAAAAAAATAATTGACGATATACATAAAAATATTCATTATTATGTCAAAAACGTCAATGCAAATAGTGACGATTATATTTATCAAACAACTGGTCCTGATTTTGTAACACAAACATACATTGATTATAAAGATAAAAAACAAATACATATTTTAGATAACGGTAAGCGCCAATGCTTTGGAGATTATGCGTCTCATATGTGTATGGGAAGTTGGAAATAAAAAATTGATATAGAAAAGTTTTATATAAACGGATATATATATCAAAATATGCCAGTCATACTATCGATTGAAGGAAATATTGGTTCGGGGAAATCGACCATTCTCAAATATTTGCAAGACAACAATCAAAATGATGCAATTATCTTTTTAAAGGAACCTGTTGATAAATGGGAAAAAATAAAAGATAATGAAGGACTTACTTTATTAGAACATTTCTATAAAGATCCGTCCAAACACGCTTTCATGTTTCAAATTATGGCTTTTGCCACAAGAATGCAAATATTAAAAGAGACTATTGAAAAGAATCCCGATTGTAAAATGGTTGTGTGTGAACGTTCTATTTTAGCAGATCAACAAGTTTTTGCCAATATGCTTCACACAGATGGGTTGATTGACAGTATGGGTATTTCTATATACACCACTATGGCTAATAATTATCTAAAAGACTATCCTCTTGATGGTGTAATTTATATTGATGCCGATCCATCTATTTGTTCGGATCGAATTAATAAGCGAAAACGCACAGGAGAGAGCACGATTAGTGTAGATTATCTTAATCAGTGTAAGGAATACCACGACAATTGGTTAAAACACTACCCTATATATAAACAAGTTCCTGAAACAACTGCATCAGACCAACCGCTATTATTGCATATTAAAACAAATGAAAACGCTGAGTTCAATACACAAAACAAAAACGATGTTGCAAATAATTGGTTAGAACAAATACAAACCTTTATTAATTCTTTCAATCCATAATCATCATATTTCTTCATAAAAAAATAGGACTCATCCCATTTTTTTCTTTTTTATTTCTTCTGTTTATTTATTTGCCAACTCTCTATTTCTCTTCGCTATAAGTCTTCTGGAACGACGAACTCTCTCTACCACTTGTGGTTTGTTTTGGTTTCTCTCCTGTCGGTTAGAGGCTCGTTCTGCCTGTTTCGCAAACTCAAGTAATGTATTCGCTGCGTCAACCTGTAATTGATTATTTTTTTCTTGTTCATTTAGAACTCTAAGTTTCCAATTTGTTTCTTTAAATATTTCATTTTCCATCTCCTCAGTCTGTCTATTTCTCATCTCTCTCAACTGCTGTAATGCAGCTACTCGTTCTGACATAATATAATGACCATATTTACACGACGAAGAAACTGGCTTTTGAGAAGCCAATCTTTCATTTGTAGGTCCGAAAATATCGGTTACCTTCTCTCCCGCTCTGTTGTAAATTGTGAATAATATTGATTGTTCCATTGTGCGCTTGTTTAACTATATCATATTGGGTTAAAACAATCAATTTTTTAATAAGAATGTTTTCATAAAAAATTGATTTTTGAACCATATTGTTTTTTAAGCAACTAAAAACATCACTATGCCGAAGAATAAGAACGATTTATTTAAGATCTCTTTTGAATATTTCTTGAACACGCTTTCTACTGATTTTAATTGTAATGATCAAACTACTATTGAGGAGTTATTGTCTATTGTCAATTTGGGAAAATTGAATGATACAAACAGAGGTGGAGACCATTATTATGAATATTTAATTGATACAAAGAATATAATGGTGAACCCGGAACTCGTTCCAAATAACAGTGTTAATACAGAAAGAGAAACAGCAGTAATTGTTGCATCTATGTTTATGGATGCATTTAACTTGTTTTATGAATCTTACCGATTTGTTGGCGGTCCTCATTATAAAAATGCAATCGAATTATCACATACAAGATATTATAACATATATCCAGTAGGAGATACAGAGAGGCTAATCAACCATTACGCGGAACGATTAAGAGCGCATCACGGGGTTAACTTTTGTAACAATATTAATAACGAAACATCCATTAGTTTTGACGCGGTCGATTGTATTTTACATATTCGAATTAGTGCATTTTATCGCAAGGTATATGACGATACTAAACCCATCCTCCCTTTTCCCATTACTTTTACAGAACAAGATTGTATTACTAGGCTTGAAAATATAATAAAAACTTTAACACGAGAAAAAATGAGTGTGGAATTTCAATTTCGTACGACCGAAAGCAGTTTGTTACGAAGAATTCGTCGATTAAATAATGGTATTCGTATGAAAGACGAACAGCTTAAAGAAACAGAACAAAAATTATTACACAAAAGTAATTATGACAATAAATGCTTGTCCAAAAAAATTAAAGAATATTACGAGAAACAAATAGAAAAAGATTCTTGTCCTATTTGTTACGAAATCATTGAAGCAGATAACTTATATATTTCTGGTTGTTGTCATTTCTTATGCAACGACTGTGCGGATGGGTGTATCCATTCTAACGGTAAATGTCCAATATGTAGAGAACCTATGGTAAAAGACGCTCCAGATCAAGACAATACTGACCATAACGAAGATGATAGTTATGATATTCAAACAAACATCCGTAGTCGTCCTCTAATAGAAGAACCTATTCAACAAATTCGACCCATTTTAATTGATTCCGATTCGTCACTGCCTGTTCATACACCTCCTTAGATAAATACTCGCCATTAATTAAACTTTACAACAATTTTCACATTTTCCTTTTTAATACATTTAACCGCGGACACAGACAATTCCTCTCTCTTTTTTCTTGTTTTGTTATCTACATCATTCCTGTTTTTCGAGGTACTATTACGATTATTCATATCTGATTCTATTGCAGCATAATTTTGTTGAATATAATCCAAAATTTTGTTTTCTATTGCCCATTTAAAAAAATTTAATTGCCCGATCGTTGTTTCCATTTGTTTTGTATTATCAAATGGAATCGTTATTCGTTCCCATCTGCAAAAAGGATCAAACCGTCTTTTAGAATATGCCTTTAACTTTAACTTATAGTCGTGATACACTTTAAAACGGGGTTCTTCGTTGCTCAATTGATACATTGTATAAGTTTTTTTTGCATAATTTGTGACAAACCAATCTACTATACGTAATGAAATTTTCGATTCCCCATTAATTATTTTCATCACCTCTTGCAAATAGGTAGTTTCTTTATAAAAGTCCATTAAATTCGATAATAATAAATCATTTTGCGTTTGTAATTTATTTGTATACGTTGCCATTATGTTTAATTACAAAAATACTTTATGTTCTTTTAACAATAAAAAACTATTTATTGTTTAAATTACATATTATTTATCTATAATCCTTTCTTAATTAATAACTTCAGAAGTTGAATTAGGAGCAATTAAATCCAACTTCGACTTCTTAGGTCTTCCTCTGGTCTTCTTCTTTACTTCACCAGGTGCAAGAGCATTTGCCAATCCTGTAATTTCATCAGTAGTGATAAATATCTCTTCGCTCAACTCTTGTGTTGTTTCGTCTCTTGCTTCGATAACCAAATTGGTTGGCTTTGAATTATTTGTAGACGGAGCTTCAAATTGAATTACATCCAATATATTACCGCTAATTTGTGTCTTCTTATTCTTCTCTGCCTTCTTCTCTGCCTTCTTCTTTTCCTTTTCTTCGGTTTTGGCGTTCTTCAGTGATTGCTTCTCGAGCTCTTTTTCTGCCTTTTTCTCTGTTTTTGCTGCTTCTTTAGCATCTTTGATTTTTTGTTTTTCTGCCTCTTTTTCTGCCTTTTTCTCTGTTTTTGCTGCTTCTTTAGCATCCTTTGCTTGCTGTTTCTGGAATTCTTTATTAGATTTTAAATAATTTTTATGGAATGTCTTAGTCATCTTAATGAGTCCATTGTTTTCCTCCTTTGTGAGAAACTTCTTAATAACAAGAGGCTTCTTTGTATAGTTCCTCTTAGTAGTGGGCTTCACAGTGGTAGTGGTAGGGGTAGTTGCGCTCATAGTTGTATTAGTAGTTGTATTGATTTAATTAGTTGATAATTTTAATGCACCACCAATAATATCAATTTTTTAACATTGAAAACATTTATCAATAGTATGACACCGCGAAAGTTGTTCATCCGGCTGTAACGATTTAGAAACTACTTTTACAAAGTAATATAAACATTTTATACATATATTTTACTATGGATCCTTTAAAAGGAGAACCTACCAAATTAGAATCAGACAGTAATAATCAACAGACCCAATTTAAATTATTTGATGAAAAAAATAAAAAAATAAGTGTAGAAATTGAAAAACAAACCGAACTATTAAAATTATTACAAGAAAGAAAAAAACAACTATTGTCACAAAAATATACCTATTGTGAAGAAACAAATGGACATAACTTTATATACGAATATGAGTGTGGTCCTTATGGCGGAAGATTCAAGTATTGTGATAAATGTGATTTTGAATATTGAATTTTATTAATATAATACGATGATTATATTAATGAATAATTAAGAAATTATATTTTATATGCGAATTAGAACGCTTAATTGGAGTAAGCAACACCAGCCATACCACTCATTACACGAAGCACATTGTAGTTAACGGCGTATACACGGACCTTGGCAGTGTTGGTGCCAGATACTGTGTTGGAAGAAAGGACAAGTTGAAGAACAGCGTTGTCAATTCTGGAGAAATTGCAGCTGCCAGAGGGTTGGTGTTCCTCAGGGCGAAGGGCGAAGGAGTAACTGTTGATACCAGCATCGGGGCTGCGGCTGTGGTGTTGGTAAGGTTGGACAACATCGAAATAAGAACCCTCACGCTCGGAGAAGCGGTCTTGGCCATTAAGTTGAAGCTTGGCAGTCACAACAGGGTTCTCACCCCAGCAGTGCATGTCAAGAGCGGTCTCAGCAAGAACGAATGTTCCGGCATCGGACACACCAGAACCTTGCACAGTGTCGGCGTCAGTGCGGCCAGAGGCGAACACTGTTCCGGAACGATCGGCGGTGGTAGTTCCAGCACCAGTTCCTGTAGTATCTACAGAACCAGCAGACTCGAATACACCGGCGTTGATGAAGGCAGTGGTGCCAGATGTCTCACCATTGGCACCGAAGGCGTGCACGGCATTGGGAAGAGCATCAATAGCATCTGTGTAATTGAAAGGTTGGGCACCAAGAACCTTGAAAAGGGTGGAGTTTTGCTCTAAAGAGGCGCAGTAATCCACATTGGCATCGGGTTGAACAACCCACACAAGCTCCTTACAGGGGTGGTTGAAGTTAAGCTTGATCTTGTTGGAAGAGGAACCGACAGATTCGTCACCAGTGAATTGAACTTGCTCGATGAGGTATTCGTGGGGGTTTTGGGCCATCTTGCGACGCTCATCAGTGTCAAGGAAGATGTAGTCAACATAAAGAGAAGCGGCTACAAGGGATTGTTGGTAAGCTGTGGATACAGATACGGTAGAGGCAGAAGTACCGGTGTTAAGGGTGGATACAGCCCATAAGCACTCACCGATGGGACGGAAGTCAATGTTGATCTTAACCTCGTGGTATTGAAGAGCAATAAGAGGAAGAGCAAGTCCGGGGTTACGGCAGTACCAGAACATAAGGGGAACATAAAGAGTGGTCTCAGGAAGAGCATTGCGAGGAGCACACACTTGGGCAGGGCCTCCAGAGGAAGCGCAAGGTCCAGATACGGCGGCGAATCCGGGATCACAGATATAGGTAAGAGCGGTGGTGTTACCGATCATCTTGTAGTAACCATCTTGGTGCTCCTTGGAAAGAGTAAGTTGGTTCCAGATGTGCATCCAGTCACCGTATTGACGGTCAATGCGTTGACCACCAATCTCAATCTCTACTTGAGCTACCAATTGCTCACCGGGGCAGTCTAACCAACGGGCATATACATTTCCGGAGGCGTTGTGATCTTGGTTGATCTCAGGAAGAGTCACTTGAAGGTAAGTGCGGTAGGCAAGATCACCATTTCTGCTGATTGTGCAAGTGACACGGCGACCGAAATCGGCTTGTCCAGAGAATGTTTGCTCGATACTTTCCATAGCAAAGTTAGTGTGGCGTCTGTAAGATACCTTCCAGAAGGTAATTTCGGGGGTTCCTGTAAGGAAAACGTCTTGGGCGCCATAGGCGACAAGTTGCATGAGTCCACCAGCCATTTTAGCTTATAGTATTGCATGAGAAAAAAATCTCAGACTTTAATTTAATTAAATTAATTAAATTAATTAAATAAATCTCCTAAACTAACTGCAAAAAACATTGGGCAAATCACACCATCTACGCTAACTCTTTTAAATTTATATTTTTTTGCATTTTTAACTGCATTCGCATTATAGATTTGTATTATTTTTTAGAATTACATCCTGGGAAAAATTAGAAATTAAAAATCTTTCTAAATAATCTTTCTGGAATATTTCTCGTTTATTTTCGTGTTTCTTTGTAAATACAAAGCTTTCTTTATCTTTCTTTACACTCCATCCGTCCTCTAAAGCATTTATCAAAAATATCATTTTCTGTAATGTAGCATCGTCGTGTTTGATACTTTCTATTGAATCTAACCCTTTTTCCATTAAAATATTAATAGACTAACATTTTAACATTGCTACGAATTATACTACAAAAAGGGATCTGATTTTTGGATTATTCGTCACTTCATCTAATTGATGCGTTTTTGCATACTCTTTATAATTATCGTAATTTAAATCTATATCATTATTCATTGCAAACACGGTGATTGGCTTCTTAGATCTCTTTTTTAAAGTATCTTGAAAAGATAACACCTTTTCTATTTTAGAACCATTGTTTTTCCCTTTAATTGTATACAAATGACTTCTCCCTATTGATATGATATGAACCCCGCTATGTCTATTTTTCATTATTATTTCCGACCAATCTGTATTTGCTTGATGATTTCGCCTTAATTCATCATATTTGGATTTGTGTAATGATTTCCCATCATCCAAACCGACAAACTTTTTTCCTATTCCTTTTTCTTGCAACTCCTTAGTTTGATACCCATTTTCAGAAAAATAATAAGCAGTTTTTAACAATTTCTGTAAGTCTTCACTTAAATTTGGATATAATTTCACAATCAGGTCAAATATTAAATCTCCGTGATGAGCATCTCCAACGACGATATATCCTCCATTTTTTGTTCGGTTCAATGCCTTTTCCAGACTGGATAAGTCCTTTATTAATTTTGGTTTTATCTGAGAAGCATTCTTTTCTTCTATTTCTATAATTTCATCTAAATCTAAGGCTTTTGTTAATATTTCACCACTTGACAATTTCGCCAAAGAATCCTTAAATAGCTTTGTTTTTAATGTTTTATTGGTTGGCTTTTTCTTATGTAACCCTTTTTTCTTTGCCGTCGAATTTAATTTTGATTCCATTTTATATTATATGAATATTTTTCTTCAAATCTATAGTAAGCGAAACTTTGAAACATATTTCAATACTATTCAACTATCGTTTTTTTCTTGTTTGTTTTTTCTTAGCTATATGTTTTGTATTCTTCTTATTTCTTGTCCGTTTTCCTCCTCTCGAAGATGTTGATTTACTGTTATAGTCTTCAGTTAATTTCAACAAAAATTCTGCATATAAATACATATATTTCCAGTCATCTGGATGTAATGAAATTTCATTATATTGAACATCATCCCCCGAAAACAAAGAATACATCATTTCGTCTGTTCTTATTTTGTCCAACTTATCCAACTCATTTTCTTTTTCATTTGCTTGAGCTGAATCTGAATCTGAATCTGAATCTGAATCTGGATCTGGTTCTATTAAACCATATTCGGATAACATCCTATTTATATCCCTTAAATCTGTAACCAATCGGTTACAAATGTTTGTATTTATCGTCTTAAGTGTCGACATCACGTCAAGCTGCGCAACATTTGCAGGGGGCGATGTAAGACCATCGTGGTATAATGAAGATAAATATCTATACATTAAAAATCTTTTTTGGATAAGAGTTATGTTTGCATTATGTTCTGGTGGTAGGTTAATACTTATAGAAATTGAGCTATCTCCCTCTGTACTCATATGTTGTATTTCCTCTTGTATAATAAGTTTTGTAAAATCATTCGAAAGCATATCATTAAACGAAAGAATATTTTTAATAGCAGTAAATGAACCTGTTTCATACATATATTTGACAAGCATTAACTTTTTTCGTTCTCGTAATGATAATGGTGTAAAAAAATTCTGCACACTTTTCACACTACAGGATAAATATGTAGAAGAGTTCTGAAAATTTTTTTCCAGCTCATCTAAATAATTACCATCAGTGTCTTTAAACCGAAAATGTCCAAGCATAGGATAATACATACTATAATCTGCTGAATTACATAAAAACATACTATTATCTGCTTGATCTGTATCATGAATTTCTAACCATTTTTGCATATTAACTGTTATGTAACAGACCAAATCTCCAAGCGACTTTAATATGGACACTGCGAATAAGAATAATTGGCTGTCTGGTGTTATGTTAGTGTTATATGTATTAATGCCTTCTACTATTAACTCTGACATCGCTGTTTTATTCAAATCTTTAATAATTTTTTGAATAGTGTGAACTCCTGCTGTAATATTTAAGTCAAACTGCTTATTGGCATAAGTAATTGTAATAAGATTAGTGCCATTTAAAGGGTTTTTTACTACAATGTTGGGAACATTTGCTGTCTTTGTATTTTCGTTGTCGCTACCTAAACTGGTAAACCACGACGACCATTCAGATGCTATTTTATATTGAGGACTTGACCCCGCATCTAATTTTAATAATGGATAGTTTGCTGGTATATTCGGATATAAATTCGATGTTTTGGGTATAATGTAAGCAGATTTATTGTCGGCATCACTTGTAAAACGTATACTATTTGATGTGTAATTTAATACCTTTACCTCATTAGAAACTGGTGTCTGTATAGAATAAAACGGGGGCATCGTTCCTTTTACTGGCACAGGAGCATAATATTGTATATTCACTTTTTCATCTGCGACTACTAATCTTGGCATATCATCATTAGACAATAATGTAGATACTATATGTCCCATTTCTTCTTCTGATAGTTTCGGATTAAACTTGGCATTCTTATTAGGAGCATCAAAGTCTCCGAATAATTTATTCCATAATTCCAAATTATTATTGTTATCAACATTATTGGGCACTTTTTCCATCATTAACTTTGAAATAGCAACGAAATTCTGATTAATGATAGGTAAATGTGTTTTAACTTTAGGAACATCAATAAAATCGTGCTGTAACTCTGTTAACAACATATAAAAACCTAATATATTATACGATAAATTCACCTCTGTAATCTGTTTATTGTCTACAGTATACTCCATATTAAATAAGTGTCCCAAGACATCTCCTGTCGTTATCGTTCCGGCTTCAGTATATTTAATATCATTTAACAAAGTAGAATTATTTATATTCTTTCTGTTTAATAATGCAGCTTTTATTTTATCTATCTTATTAGTTATTACTACTTTCACGTCATTTACTATTTGTTCCTTTTCATTTGTAGTTCTGTTTTCTAACGGTGGTGTTGCTGGTTTTGGTGTTGGTTGTTCTTCAACTTTGATTCGCGGAGAATATCGCGCTGGTGTAGTCACAGTTACTTCTAAGGATTCGGTGTCATTTATCTTTGGTAAATTTTTATATGCCTCCGAGTTTTTATATGTATGTTTTGATTGTTTATCCGCCCTATTTCTATTAATCAATGTTGAAATATTCTCATCTAACCCATTTATGTCGGGCAATATGTCTTGATAATTAGTCAAATTAAATTCTGCTCCTGAAGGAGGTTCTCTGGATTGTATTTCATTAGATTGTAGATATGTATAAAAAGATAACACACGATTTAATTCATTAAACCAGGCATTTAATTGTGTTTGTTTTCCGTTACTGCTGATACGCCCATCAATGCCTGTAAAACTCGATGACAAGAAACGCTGTGTTATTATTTTATTAAAAAACGCAGGTATCGTAGTATTTTGTGTTATAGCTAATTCTTTCGCGACTCCATATGGAATAAACACATCCGTGTCGATATCATATCTTACACAATGTATATTATCTATGCCATTATTATCTTTACTCACAGCATATATAATATATTCAGAATCGGTATCGGATATGTTTACAATTGAACCTATCTGCATATTTTCATCGCCTTCTCCGCCTGTTTGATTTGTATTAGATTGACAATTTGTATTATTTATTGGATATGCAATATAATAAGGGTTCTCCGTGCCTTCGTGATTTAGTTCTGTTGGATATACATATATGCTATTTTCAGTTATTTTTGCTATTCGACCTATTTCTTTACCATTATGTTTATGCATATCTCCTATTTTAGGTACTTCCGTTACCTCTTGAATAAAAGTTGCCATTACTTATAATACAGCTACATAAAATATAATTACAAATATCGTATTTCGAAAAAACTACATAAAACATACTTTATAAACACTATAAATTATGGCAAGTATAAATAATCTTGATGAAAAACACAATGAAATGTTGAATTTATTTGATTATAATGAAACAGAAAAAATACCTAAACTGCAAAATAAAAAGGGTAAGTTGTTAGAAAAATTATCTAAATTAAATAATACCCAAATAGATGAAGTATTGGATATAAAGGACGAGATTAAAGAGTTGTCTAAACAAATTAAAATTCTCAAAACGCAAAGAAAAAAATATTATTTGGATAATTCGAAATATATTTTTGATTTTTATGAAAAAAAGAAGGAGATATCCAGTTCTACTACGATGGAGAAACCACAAAATGCTGCTCTTAATTCTTTTTTTAAAATAAAGGCCGTCAACAGTGAATCCAGCGATTTATCAAATGATAAATACAATCAATCTAAACTTTCCTACAAAAAATATTGGCATAATATTAACAAAGATGTCGGAACTATCCAAGACTATCTAATTGTTTCAGATATGTGCGAATCTTGCAATGACGGAGAACTTATTCCACAGGACGATGAGGGTATATTAATTTGTAATAATAAAATGTGTGGTCAATTTATAACCTATATTATAGATAGTTCCAAACCAAATAATAAAGATCCACCAAATGAAGTATCGTATACTGCATATATACGATTAAACCATTTCAAAGAAATTTTATCACAGTTTCAAGCAAAAGAATCAACCCAGATACCTGAAACAGTCATTACTGCAATTAAAGCCCGTATTAAAAAGGAACGCATCACAGACATGAAAGAAATTAACTATGATAAAATGCGGGAAATTTTACGAAAACTTGGTCTAAACAAATATTTTGAACATATTCAATATATTAATTCTTTATTCGGAATCAAGCCTCCTATTATGAATGAAGAACTTCACGAAACATTATGTGTTTTGTTTATTGAAATTCAAAAACCCTGGGCTGTTCATTGTCCTCCTAATCGAACCAATTTTTTTAATTACACATACACATTATATCAATTATGTGTATTGTTAGATCAAACACAATATTTGCCATATATCCCTATGATGAAAGACCGAGAAAAACAACTCGAACAAGACATGATTTGGAAAAAAGTATCTAATGATTTAGATTGGCAATATTTCCCTACTGTGTAATTATTTTACTATTTTGGCAAAAATATCTGGATATTGTCCTTCTTGAACAATCGTATTGTCCTTCTTATCTATCAAAAAATACAATGGTGATGGCCCATTTGTTAGTTTAATTTTCGTTAGAGGTAGTGGTGTTTTAGTATGACTTTTAGTATGACTTTTTGTATGACTTTTTCGTCCTTTCCCTCGCATCTTTCGGAATTTATTCGTCAAATTTTTTCTTATTTTTTTTCTTAATGTTTTTCTTAGATACTTCTCGTATTTACTTCGCGTCATTATATATTTACTTAATATAATATAATACATAAATACTGTAAGGTATGGAACGACCTGATTGGGATCTATATTTTAAAGAAATAGTTCAAGTTACAGCTAAACGATCACCTTGTGAAAGACTTCGGGTAGGATGTTTATTAGTAAAAGAGAATCGTATTATAAGTCAGGGGTATAATGGGTTTTTACCTGGTTGTCCTCATATAAGTATTGTTCGCGATAACCACGAACAAGCAACTATACACGCCGAACAAAATGCTCTTTGTGATTGTGCAAATCGAGGAGTATCAACAAATGAATGCACTGTATATATTACACACTATCCATGTTTAATTTGCACTCGATTATTATTAGCGGCAGGTATCAATAAAATAAAATATATACAAGACTACAAAAATGACGACTTAGTCCCATATTTTCTTGACCAAAAAAGTGTGAAGTGCGAACAAATTTAAATTATATATATAAATTGTTTTATATATATTTATTATGTATTTATACAGCTAATCTCAAGCCACCAAGTAGAGATGTACCTAATGTGAAACCAGCACCTTGTCTGGTGGAAGTACCCATGGCAGGAATAAACACATCAAGAATGCTAAATGTAGCAGCAGCAGTTAATGCAATAATCACAATTTCTTCTACCGAAAGTTGTTTCTTGGGGATTAACATAGCACAAATACCGACAGCCAAACCTTCAACGAGGTATTTGATAGCGCGCTTCACCAATTCTTGTAAGTCAAGCGTAGGATCCATTATATATTAATCAAACAAAATAATTATATATAGCTAAAAATATATAAATAGAATTACTTAAGATAATTATTATGGCTGACTTTGAAAGAAAGAATCTCTCGACCGGAGAAAAAAACCCTAAATATGTTGATCTATGCGACGAAGATCCTCCTATCGCAGGACAAAAATTTGTGTGCATGTCATTTGTTTCTCCAGAGAAGATTCTTATGAAGAAAGAAGTGTATTTATTTAATCAATTTATTAAACAATGGGAGTTTTCTAAATCAATGGAAAGATACTTTGATTTTATTCATTTTATTGCGTATAAACATAGTATGGATGTCGAAAAGCTTATTGAAGATTTTAATGAGTTCGTCAAGGAAGAAGCTACTAAACTTCAGAAGAGCGGCATTGAAGATGACTATAAAAATTTCTTGGACAAACAAGAAGATAAGCTGCAAGAGCAATTTAGTAGAGACCATTCCTTTCAAACATCAGTTCGTGGTGTAAAAATGCGAGGTGTATTCCCTACCCAAGATGAAGCCGAAAATAAATGTAAGAAGTTGAGAGAGAGTGATCCTTCCCACGATATTTTTGTTGCACCGGTCGGTGTATGGCTCCCGTGGGATCCTGATGCATATAAGACCGGGAGGGTAGAGCATTTGGAAGAGGAGCTTAACTCTTTACATCACGAGAAAATGAAGAATGAAGAAAAGGCTAAAAAAGACTTCGAGGAAAGAGTCAGAGATAGCAAGAAACAGGCTATTATGGAAAATATTGAAAAGGCAAAACAAACCGGCAATTCTCTTACGCAAACCATTGACGATGAAGGAAATCTCGCCGGCGTGAAGGAAACTGTTGATTTTGAGTCGAGAGAGGCTACTTCTATTGAATCTACCAAGATTCGTAACGAATTATTTGTAAAAGAAACGCTTGACAAGCAAAATCAAGAGGAAAATATTGAGATTACGGTTGAAGATAATGAGAAATCAACTGACAATAAAGTATAAGTAAAAAGATATAAATATATTTGATTTATATCTCTAGATGAAAATATTTTATAGTATTCTTGGGTTATTAGTAGGAATTAGAAATGAAACATATGATAAGTTTATTAACGAAGAGTATGTAAATGGCACATCTGTTGTGCTGTCTTGTATTAATTGTCCTTATATTGTTTTGGCGTTTTTGTTTAATTCATATACAAATAGTCATTATCAGGGCGATTTTTTTGAAAATGTGCATACGAAGTTCAAGTGCGTCGATTCCTTTTTAAAAAATGAATTTATCGACCGTGTTTCTGTTTTGAATCTATTTAACAAAGCGCAAAAACATTATATGACTTTATCCAGGTTTGTTCATATGGTAAAGCTAAAATACGCAAAAAATGGCAATGAAGAAGATATGTATTTAAATACACTTTGTGAAAATAAGACAAAATATTGTTGTATTCTTCACGCAAATAGAAAGTATTATTTTACAGTGTTTGATTTAAAGGGAATTATTAATACGACTCTGTCTAATAATGAATACGGATTTATTGAGCCATTAACATTAAAAAATCCATATAATAATATTCCGTTTACACAAGCTAATTTATATACCATTTATTTTTTCTTTAAATTTAACTATTACAATATTCCTACATTATTTCATCTTTATTTTACAATGAATTTTGATCTCTCTGCCTTTGCAAATAACTGCGAATATTATATTAAAAAACAGAACACTCTCAATAGAATCAAGGGGTTGAATCCCACAAAGAAAAGAAAAGAAATTGAATCCATGTTTTATTATTTTAATGATCATCAAATACAACAAAACAGGTTCGAATATATTCATAAAGATTTTCCAAACGAGTTGTTATTCACTATTATGGAACCATACCTGAAATTATATTTATTAGCAAAAAATTCGTCGTTAGTTAAAGAAAAAAATAGATACAGAGATGAGTTTTTTTACAAAATGGAAGATTTTGTGTCGTTCAACCCAAAATTCGGACGAAAATATATACATAAAAATGGGTTTACAAATACCCGCACTATCAAGTACGAAGATAAACACCCGTCTTTAATACAATATAGTCGTTCTCAATTTCATACTTCTCATATTGAACATATACCGTTCATTGACTATTCCAATAATACTGCCAATAATAATAATTATTTTCAAATGGAACGACAACGACCTGTTCCAAGTCGTTTTATACAAGATAGACTTATAGATACCACAGAGGTTGATTCGCAGTCAGGGATAATAAGCACGACGATTGATTCGCCTTCTGGGCTACTAAGCACCATTTTATCAACAGCAAATCAGGACGATACTAATCGGGATATGTTACGCTTATTCTTAACCCATAACCAGGGCTATAATAGTAATCCAGATTCTACGCAAGTGATTGATGATGATACTTTTCTACTTCAATTGGACATTTCTTCCAATGATATAGATCAGTCTACTCCTCCTATTCCTCCTCCTACTCCTCGTGCTACTCGTCGTACTACTAATTATCCTCCTATTCCTCCTCCTACTCCTCGTGCTACTCGTCGTACTACTAATTATCCTCCTATTCCTCCTCCTACTCCTCGTGCTACTCGTCGTACCTCACAAGAACATATTTTGTCCGACCGCGTAGATATATTTGATTCTGATAGTATCTCAGATACTTCCGTCGATTTTGATTCTCAAGAACTCATACGAAATGATAGTATAGATGACATCGTTATGGAGATTGATGAGTTACAAAGTGACAGTGATTCCATCCTAAGTGACAGTGATTCCATCCTAAGTGACAACTCGGAATAAACGAATCCTTAATGAATTTTTATTCTTTAAGGATTTCAAAATTTGTTTTTTTTTACATTGATTTGCTGTGCATTCTTTTTCTTACTTTTACTTGGGTCATATTCTTCATTTTCATCATCTGATCCCATATTTTTGGACAATTCCCAATATTCTTTAGACCCCAGTCGAAAGTCTGGCCGTTTTTCTGCTTTATACCAAAATATTTGATCGTTCAGTTTATTTGATTTCGCATTATTATTTATAACCAAACACTCAAAATTTTCTGTTGTTTGATCCATTACGGTGCAAAATGCTTCTAACGTAGGAAACATACTTGCATAATTCTCCCATATTCTTTTTCTATTTGTCAAATATGGTTCCCTCAATATAAATACATAATCTATATTTGTTCTTAAATTTGGAGGAATACCTAAAGGATATTGCATTGTTATGATCAACATAATCTTCCAATGACGACCATTCATAAATAACAACCTCATCATCTTATCTCTTGTCCACCCTTGATCATACAAACAATCATCTAATATTACAAAAGTGCGTGGATCTATTGTTGTCCTTCCATATTGTGCTATATCAGTGTTCATTTGTTTTAACACCACCTTTTGTCTTCTCAATATATTTTCAATTAACACGGTATTGTATTCTTCGTGAATAAATAATTTAGGCACGTGTGCTGCATAAAAACCATTTCCTGCTTCAGTACCGGACATCACTGTTCCAATCGGGATATCTTGATGATGATACAACAAGTCTCTAACTAAAAATGACTTACCCGTATCACGACGACCTATCATTACTATTACTGGACCCTTATTTTCTTCCTTTTTAAATGTAATATCTCTCATACTAAATTTTTTTAATTCTAAAGCTGCCATAATACAATACCTTAATATTTAAATAATGAAATCACAACGGATTTAGTTTATTTCAGCAATTATTTTTATATTATGAAATATATTTATCATATTTTTCATATGCATTCTCCGGATAATACATTTCATATTCAAAGTGTAGCAAAAATTCACCCCGATTTCGATTCTTTAGAGAAAAAGTCTTCCGATGATTCTTTCTATAATCTCTTTTCTATTGACAAGATTCAATCTTATTATCCAATTTTAGAACTCTTCTTTACAGAACAAGAAAACGATCTCAACAATATCGCTCTAAACCATAAATATCAGTTTCTTACTTTAGATACAGTTATTGAAACAGCTACCCATACAAAACACGATAAGCAAGTGTTTATCAAATGTTCTCCACTTATTAACCCCACTAAATATTTAATTGGAAATTATAAAGACGATCGCACCATCTTTCACCTACCCTCTTTAAATAAAGATGCGAATTCTCTATCCAACCAAAAAATGATTGATAAAAATAACATTTCTTATATTGATAATTTTTTTAGTTTTCTTTGTTCTAAACTATTACATCAGCATAATTTTATTCACGGAATCGATTATTTTGGTTCCTTTCTTGGAGTTCAACATAAGTTTAAAACAAATATTTGCGACGATCTCGACTTTTTATATGGGCACCCATTTTTTACCGAAAATATAAATAAATTATACGAAGTTGAAAATTTACCATACCAACATTTCTACTCGAATAGTTCTCGATCCAACAAAACCAAACTTAACCTATCTAATTCACCAAAACACAATATTAGTACTTCTACTCTACCTGAACTCTGTATTGAAGAAATCGATAACACAGAACCTCCCTCCACTCCACATATTGAAGACCTCAAAGATGACTCTGAGATTATATACGAAAATAACAATATACACAATGTCGATGAAGATACTTATGATAGTGACAATTCCAGTGACGACAGCGATGTTGTAAATAGCGATGAAGAGGAGGAAGAAGATGGAGAGGAGGAAGAAGATGGAAATGATTCGGAATACTCAAGTGACGAATCATCAGATACCAGCGATGAGAACATTAATGCTTATATACACAATTATCCCGTTCAATGTATTTGTCTTGAAAAATGTGTTAGTACATTTGACGATTTATTAGAAAATAATCTTGTTACAGAAGAAAATGCATCTGCCTTTCTAATGCAAATTATTATGACTCTTATCGTTTTACAAAAAACTTTTCACTTTACTCACAATGATCTACATACAAACAACATTATGTATATTGAAACTTCTATTGAATTTATTTACTATCAATACAATAATCAAACATACAAAGTACCTACCTATGGCAAAATATTCAAACTCATTGATTTCGGAAGAGGTATTTATAAATTTCAAGACCACCTCTTTTGCAGCGATAGTTTCGCCCCCGGTGATGATGCCGCCACACAATATAATTTCCCTCCATATTACAACAAAAACAAACCCATTATTGAACCCAATCTCAGTTTCGATCTATGTCGCCTTGGGTGTAGTATTTTCGATTTTATAATGGAAACTGACACTACCGAATTAAATGAATTCCAAAAAATCATCGCAAGATGGTGCACTGACGATTATGGCAAAAATGTGTTATATAAAAAAAATGGAGAAGAAAGATATCCGGATTTTAAACTCTATAAAATGATTGCCAGAACTGTTCACGAACACCTGCCCGAAAACCAGCTTTCTTACCCTTATTTTTCACAATTCTTATCTACTACTACATCTAATCCTACCGTTAATATTGATTCAATTCCTTCTTATTACACATAATTATTGATATTGTATACATTTACTATATCAATCACTTTTACATACTATCTCTATTTTTTTGATTGTTTATTCGACTTTTTATTCAAGGTTTTATTCAAGGTTTTATTCTTCTTTTTATTTGACTTCGCATTTAACTTATTCATTTTCTTGCTTTTACCACCCTTAGACTTCTTTTTGGACATAGGCTCAATTAAACTCCTCGACCAATCAGAAAAAGAGGGAAGTTTCTTTAATGTGCGTCTTGCAGAACGGTTTCTGCGTTTAGTTGATACGCGTTTATCACGCGTAGGTGTTCCGTGAGGTTGTTCAAATAATATTTTAAAACTAAATTCATCATCGCTTGGTTCAGGCGTTTTTGACATATATATATATATATTACATATATTTTTTCTTAAATTCATCTACGTCCATTATAGCCACTCCCAATTCTAACGCCTTTTTTGTTTTATTGGATACATCTTCTTTATTTTTAACAATCAACACAAACGTATGTTTATTAATAGTATCTACTAAATGGCCTCCTACTTCTCCCAACTTGATTTGAATCTCTTTGTCTCTCACCTTTGTCATTACTACATTTTTTCCAGTTAATACATGATCCGCCACTATTGTATTTTCCTCCTTCTCCTCCTTCTGCTCCTTCTGCTCCTTCTCCTCCAACTTATATTCTAATTCAGCTTCTTTTAAAAATTTCATAAATACATTTATATTGGATACAAAACTATTAGCGTTCTCCTTTCCTATATTAGGAACTTGCTTCAATAACATTATTTTTTCTTCAAATGATTCCTTACTGATCAATATATCTGGATACATATCCATTATTGGTTGAATTTTTCGTTTCCCTATCCCCCTGCCAAACATATTAGAAGCAATCATTATATCTACCAAAGAAGCCTTTGTTACCTTTTCTTGAATTCCACTATACACCTTTTCCACCATCTTCTCTTTAAATCCCTCCACCTTTTCAAATTCTACTTTTTTCATTAATAATATTTTAGCTATACTATTATACCCTGTCTTCATTATTCGCTTTACATTACCAGTTGACAACCCCTCCACCCCTAATGTTGTAAAGAAAGCCGTTATATTTTTCTCTTTGACTACATCATTTTCCTCCATATTATCTAACACAATATCTACGTGACTCTCGTTCCAATGATAAGCTACATTCGGCATTTTTGCTTCTTCTGCCTGTTCTATCACCTCCTTTATATGTGGAATTACATCTCCACTACGAATCAACATTATCTTTGCCCCAATACCAACCTTGTTATTCTCTATAAACGAACCATTAAAACCAGTCGCATATTCTATTTTTACACCGCCTAATCTCACTGGCTCAATACGCACTTTTGGTTTTAAATACCCACTTTTACTGGGTGTCCATATTACATCTATCACTTTTGCTTCTGCTACTTGATCACTGATAACCATTTTAAAAGCAAATGCATACTCTGGATTCTTTTCTTTCCTCTCATGCATATTATTATCTGCCACAATCACTCCGTCCATCTCATACTTATAGTTATTTCGCCAATCCACCAGTTTTGTTGACAATATTTCATTACTCAATTTATTTGTTGACTCATACTCAACTACTTTAAATTTATTTGTTTCCAACAGTTTCATTTGATCCATTATATTTAATTCTGGTTTAATTACTTCGTAAGCAACAAAATGGATGTCTTTTATTTTATTATCTATTTTTTTGCTGTTTATTAATCCAGATACCATGTTTCGTGCATTTGCAAACGTTGATGCATATTTTTTTTGAAAAGTGTCTTTTAACATTATTAATTCTCCTCGAACGACTACGCCTTTTTCAGTTGGTAAATTTAAATATGGGATCAAATACGATATATCTTGTCCTACTTTACCATTTCCTCTTGTATATAATTTTGCTTCCTCTTCTTCAGTACTATACAATCCACTGATCCCATCTAATTTACAAGACAACACATACCCACCTTTATATTGTTTTAACCAAGAACCCAACGCTTTCGTATCCGGCTTTATTTTGTCCATAGAACCCATGAAATATGGCAAAGTTACCTTATTTTTAGTTACTTCAGCACCTATATCTTTCACCATCTCATTTGTAGGATATGTATGTTCTATATATTCTTTCAATATATCATAAGTATTGTCATTCATTAACGGTTCATCGTTATAATAATACTTATTTGCTTCTTGTAACATTTGTATCAACTCTTTCTCCGTACATTGTGTTAATACTTCAATGCCTTTAATTTTGAATAACTCTACCTTTTCCTTTACTACCAGCGATCGTGTCTTCATTTCTTCTTCAAGGACCAATTTATTTTCTTCTATTTTTTCTATTACTGGTTCTTCAATTTTTTCTATTACTGGTTCTTCGACTTTTTCTATTACTGGTTCTTCGACTTTTTCTATTACTGGTTCTTCGACTTTTTCTATTACTGGTTCTTCGACTTTTTCTATTACTGGTTCTTCGACTTTTTCTTTCATCTGTATCTTCTTTATGGTGATTCTTTTATTTGTTTTTACTGGATTTTGTTTTCTCGTTTTTTTAACCTTAACTGGCGCAATCTTATCTTTACAAATGTGAATCCCGCAACTCTGTTTATCTACATTGCAACTACACCAATTTCTCGATTTTTTGTGTTTATCATCAGTCCAACTAGGTTCGCAGTCGGTTGCACATTTCCCAGCTGGAACTACATCACAGCTGCTATAACAATCCGCATCCTCCGGTTCTTCTTGACTTTTTATGGTTGGAATAGTGGATACGACACTGTTTCCATCTATTCGTTCTATTGGAGTTTTATATTCTAAATGTAAAGCTTTAAAAATATCTTTTTCCTCTTTTATATTCAAGTCCAGTTTTTCCTCTTTTATTCCGGATATTTTCTTATATAATCCGTGCTCATTTAATGACATACCCATTTTCAATGCATACCCGCGCATTGCCGTGTTAAATGTTTGACTTCCCGTAAAATATAAAATAGAAAAAGGATATTCTACTTCGGTTGCAAATAAAAAATCTACACGACGGGCTGTTCTATATTTGGGTAATTTGGCAATCCCCAAACATTTGGTTTGTCCTTTTGATAATATTTCTAATAAAATCTTCTGGTTAGATAATTGTTCTATCAACTTTTCAAATATTTCGCTATTTTTTCCTGAAAGGATCACATCAATATCCCCCGAATCTTTGGCGCCTCTGCGATAACTTCCCACTATTTCATAGGTAAACTCATTTACATCCAGTTTATTCAATATATTGTCAAATACTTGCTTATATGCATCTATCTCTTTCCGAGGAATTCGCTTTATAATATGTTCATAATATTGTAACCCCTTTTTCTGAGTATCATTTAACAATTCGGGGTGAGTTTTTAATTCGTCTATTGTTTGTATGTTATGTTTGTTGACTAATTCTTCTGCTTTTTTTGGACCAATACCGTGCACCCCTGTAAATATGTTTACAGGATTGGACTTCTCTTCTTCAAAAATAGGTAAAGTCCCTGTTTTTATGTAAATTTCACACTTTTTAATAATCGAATCTCCTATATTTGGTTTGCCTCGCAATTCCTCTACCTTCTTTATATCTTCTTTTGTTTGCACAACACTATCCATCGCTTTTGTATATGCCAGAACCTTAATATGTTCTCCTTTGGATTTCATTAGTTTACTTAGTTTGTGCAACATTTCTATAATTTTTTCATTTAATCTCACTTTCTTTGTTTTTTTTGTTTTATTTTTAGGTCGTGTCTCTTTACTATTATATTTCTTAGTATTCATAAAATATGTGCTATATATTTTATCAATATTTTATATTACACCCTGCATATTTAAAAACCTGGATCCCCAGTAAATACTTCTGTGGCTTTTAAATTATCTGTCTTTGTATCAGTGATAACATTGAAAAAGTCAGTTAATGTACCACTCATCTTAAAAAATAGAAATAGACTCACAATAGAAGATATAAATACAAAAAAACCTTCTCTAATTATTTCCTTTGTTGGCTTCAACTTCTTTTGCACAAACTTGCCCTCTGCTATTACCACAATTGCATACACAATCGATATCAAAATTGAAAGTAAAAATAACTTTTCCATTATATACCAAAATAAGAAGATATATAATGAAAGAATACGCATTTTTCTAAATTTAGTATAATACCTCTACTCCATCTAATACTACTTCATTACTTTTCTTAAAAGGATCTTCTAATTCTTCAAAATCAGTTAAACTTATTGGCTCATCCGATATCATTATTCGTTCATCCTCGTCGTCTGAGTATTGTTCCATCGCCTTGGTAACGCTAATATTGTTAAAGTCATCCATTGTTGTAGGCTGTTCATCTAATTTTATATTATTTTCCAATACATCGTCTACCTCATTAAATGTTAACCTCGTGATCACTTCTTTATCATCTTTGTCTTTAATTGCAGGAACCGTTTCAATCTCGTCTCCTTCGTCGTTTGAAATATGTAAAGGCTCATCGACTTTTTCTTCTATTGGTTCTTCCTCTTTTTCTTCAATATTTTCAATAATCACTTCCTCTTCTTGTTCTATGCTCTCGTCCATATACGCCCTGATTATTTCCTCCGTTGGAATAGAGTCACGAATAGCAATCAATATGCACTCTTGTATAATTACTTCCAATTCTCTATTGTTTTTTTGTTGCATCAAAGGACTTATGTTCTTTTCAAACAAGTATACATTCGCATATAACTTGCGTGCTGTATGAATATATACTTTATGAATAAAATCATCCAGTTTAGGTATAGAAATATCTATTTGTTTTTGTTTATTTCCAACTTTTATACAAGTCAATACCTTTAATTGTATAATATGCACGCAAGTAATTAAATCTTCCAAGTAATTGCATTTACTTCTATCAACGATTCTTGCTCTTTCGTTTGCAATTATTTCATTATTCCACTTAGGAATACGAGTCAAAAAATTTTGAAATGTCATCAAATATTTATTGGCTTCGTCGTTTTGTACACACAAATTCCACGATTCATTAAATATTGATCGCACCCCCTCATTTACCAGCGGTGTAAAAATACTTACTAACCGACTACACCATTCATTTCTCGACTCATTTAAATTGGAAATGACAAAGTCATCCATATACAATATTATAATACCAAAATAGATTTTAAATCCTTATTTGAACGAATATATAAGTAATCTAAAATATAAAACATCAATAATTTCTCGTTTCTAAATTCACTTCGAATTGTATCAAAACATATACTTGTTTTTACTCTCAATTCTTCCTCAACGGAAGGATCTGTCTTTATATATTCAATTAATTCTAAACAAGAAATACCGATATTATAGAAATATTCGACTAAACCAATAAGATTATGATGTGTTTTCTCCATCATTAACCCGTCTTTAATTATTTTATTAAATTCAATAGGTGGTTCTATCTTATGTTCTTCATTAATAAAATGTCTATGCAAATTTACTACTTGGTTTTCTCTATTTACATATTCAGGCACATGAATCTCGCAAAATCTTGATAAAATGGGATTCAATAATTTATTTTTATCTTCTATTACTATAAAAAATCGGGTGTTATAACTAAACAACTCTATACACCGTCTTAACGCCGACTGAGCATCCATTGTTAAATTACCTGCATTCAACAACAAAATTGTTTTAAAAAATCTCCCGTTATTTGTTTGTATATTGGTTTTCGCGAAAAATTTTAATTCTTCACGAATAAATTTAATACCTTTCCCTTGTGCACAATTTACAGTCAACACATTTGTCTTAATTTTTTGTTTATCCTCTTTATAAATTTTATTAATGAATTCATTCACAATTGTCCTTTTTCCGCTACCTGTTTTACCATGAAATATAATATGAGGGATTGTATTTTTAGTTATAAATTCATCTAATTTATTGTATATTTTTTCGTGAAAAGGTAACAACTCCATATAATAAGTTTACTCAATTTTTTATATGTTTTTAAACTTATTATCCTTTTTTTATTAAGGTCATCTCTTTGGTAAATTTATATCTTTCATAATGCATTGTTTTTCGATGCAAATTGCAATGTAAACAACTAATTTCTACATTGCTTTCATTATGTCCCTCCGCATTATCTATTCGCTCTAACGACCACTGTAGAGGTTCTCGTATATTTTCATATAAGATAAAAACCTCCTTTTTACAATAAAAACATTTAGAGTCACACGCAATTATTTTGTCTATAATTTCGTCTAACAAGATAAACTTATTTTCATCATATAATTTTTTCTTTTTATCTTGAGACATATAACTGCTTCGTTTTTTTGTTAACTCTTTATAAACCAGATTGCTGCCTCCTTCTTTTGTATTGTTTTTAATTTGTTCAAATGCATTTGTAATATTTATATCTGTGTCCCAATCTCTATGACTCACCACTTCCCGTTTCTTTTTTTCACTGGGCTTAGCGGATTTATTGCTTTCTTTTGGTAATTGTATAATTTTTTTTTCCATTATACAATGATTATAAATTATCGTTTATACCTTTGAAGATTTAAATCCGCACAAATGATTTAAAAATATTTATATTAATATATTAGATATGAATATAGATGATATACTGGTTGAAAACGAAAAACTGAAAATAGAAAATATGGAGTTAAAACGCCAGATAGATACATATTCTAAACCACAGAAGTTATATTATGAACGAAATAAGGAAGTAGTAAATCAAAAGGCAAAGGAAAGAATGAAAAAAATAGCACAAGAAAATCCCAATAAGTTAAAAGAGATAAACAGAAAGGCATATCTAAAACGAAAAGAAAAAATATCAGTCAAACAAAATGAGAATGTTTAGGAAATACATTTTCATAAAAAACTGAAACATTTAGGAATAATTAATATTTTGATAAAGAACTTAAAATTATTTTCTTTATCTAATATATAGAATGGAAAAAGCAAAAGAGAAACCACCAGAGTTTTTCAAATCCACCAAAACTTCGCTCAAAAGCATACTGAAACACCCTGAAATTAACACAAAGAAACTCAACGATGTAGTCATCAAGGCACACAAAATCGTTATTCATACCTTACAATTTCTAAAAATGTATACTCTTCATCATTATCAAACGCACTCACAAACCATACCTATTATTGATAAGATTTTGATTTTGAATGTTATGAAGGTTGTTTGTGGTGAAAAACATACCAAAACAGGAAAACCACCCAAGAAAGAAACCGTCGAACTTACTACAAAACTTACTTCATTCTATACAGAGCATTACAAACCGTATACACAACCAGAGCAATTGGATTATGAATATATGAGTAATGTGCTTTCTTACTTATGTGAAGACATTATGACGATGTATGAAAATAACATTCAACTACATTATGTGAATTATGTAGAGCGATATGTAAATGTTGTTTGGAAGAAGAAGATGCTGGTTGATAAGATACGAAAAATATTTCATACCAAAAAAGAAAAGGAAGCACGAATTAGATGTTTGGAAAAGGAGTTGCGAAAAATAAAGAATGATTTGTTGAATGTTGATAATATAGATGAGAATACATCACTACCACATTATCATAAATGGATTACCGAACAAAAGAAACACATTGTTCCAGACAAGGAGAAGTTCCAAAAACAAAGCATCTATTATGATTTGAAATGTAAACCGATGGATTATTTCCCATGTATGATTGCGATGATGAAACAAGTTGAAAATAACGAGGAAACAATCAGTAATGTTTTTCCATTACGAAGTAGTATATCACCAGGTTACATTCGGTTAGATACAATAACATTAGTATATTTGCTTTTACGAAAAGAACAAGGAAAGAAAAGTGATTTTAGTAACCAAGGCAACACCAAGAAACACGAAGATAAAATATGGAAGTTCTTTTTTCGGACAGAAAAGAAGGTATTTCATAAGACAGATTTTTCATTCCATCATATGATTTCTACGGATGGAGTAGGAGTTTCCATATTATTTATTCGTGATGATTTGGTTGGAAAGCGATTACCAAATGCGAAGAAAGGTGTATCAAAAGAATTGTATATTGATGAACTGAATGATTACTCTGCTTTACGAGATAAAACGATTGTGGGCGTCGATCCGGGTAAGGAAGATTTGATTTATTGTGTAGATGATGCTTCCAAAGATGCGAATGTATTTCGGTATTCACAAGACCAACGAAGGAAAGAAACCAAGATGAAAAAATACAACAATATCATATTGGGTATGAAAACCAATAAAATACAAGGAAAAAGTGTTATTGATTATGAAACTGATTTGTCTTTGTATAATCGTAAAACACTTTATATGGATAAGTTCAAGGCATATGTAACCGAAAAGAATAGAATAAACCATATATTATTTGATTTTTACTCAAAACAATTGTTCCGCAAGTTAAAGTTTGGAAGACATATCAATATCAAACGAAACGAACAAAAGATGATGAGTGATTTCAGGAAGATGTATGGTAATCCTGAAAATGTAGTTATTTGTATAGGAGACTGGGAACAACGAAAGCAAATGAAATACAAAGAACCAACATTAGGAATAGGAATGAGAAGTTTGCTTCGTAAAAACAACTACAAGGTATATTTAGTAGATGAGTTTAGAAGCAGTTGTAAATGCTCCAAATGTGATGGAGGAGTATGCGAGAAGTTTATGGTAAGGAAAAATCCAAGACCAAATAAAGATGATATGCGGTTGGTTCACGGGCTACTACATTGTA